ATTATAAAGCATATGTGTATAACAAGAAAGAAAAACAGGAAGATTATGATAAATTTGTTTGGCTGTATGATTATCAGACAAATGATGATAACCTTAATATATTAGAGGGTGATGTTATCGAAGCATATACTGTTTTTAACGGAATGGGAGATACTGAAAATTCTCTTACTGGTGAAAAAACAAAAGATGTTGCATTGGATTTACATTATGCTAAATTGATAAAAGAATAAATTAAATTTTACAAAACCACAAGACGGATTTAATATCCGTCTTTTTTGATGCAAAAAAATCATTAACCTTAAAAAGTTAGAGGTAGAATTATGGCATTTTCAAAAAGTAAGGGTCTTGTTTCCATTGCTACAGGATATAGTAATGGAAATTATGAATACACAAAAATAGACCAATTCATAGCGGCAGATAATTTGAGTATCACCGCTGACAGGGCACAGGATTTAGATAGTTATGTCAATGCAAACGGTCGTTTAAAGAGAAATGTTTTAAAGCATATGCGTGATGGCATATCTTTTTCAACAGTCTATATGAATTATGACAAAAAAGAAAAGTTTATGATTATCATTCGCAAAGCTATGAAACAAAAGGATTGTGCAGAGCCGCCCGAAAAGAAAGTTCGTGTTAGGTATTTTAATGAGTGGACTAACGATTACGAAACAGGTTTTTTCTATATACCCGATGTTGAATGGAAATATGGCGGTACATATAAGGGAACACCGACATATTTGCCTACGACATTTGAGTTAATAGAGTATTAGCGAGGTGAGACAATGCTTAATCTTACAGATAGTGAAAAAGAGTGCTTTTACGGCAGAGGAACTTATTTTAATGACTATGAATTTTATTTCCCTGATTTGAATTTTAAAATTACAAATGAAACACTACATCAAGAAAGCGTGACAATTAAAGAAAGCATATGTGATAGTGAGGATTTACAACTTGGCGGCTGTATTGCATCCTCATGTGAATTTGAGGTATCGGAACTTGAAAACAATCAGCTTGCAGGAGTAGAGTTTACTGCAAAGTTACTTGTAAATGATGGTAAAGATGCAGTTGTAAAAATGGGTAAATATCGTGTTGACTCTGCAAAAAAAGTCGATGATAAAGATTACAGAAAAATTGTTGCTTATGATGCTTTATACGATGCACAAATAGATGTTTCTGAGTGGTATAATAAAGTCTTTTATGTTGTATCACAATATAAGGAATTAGTGGCAGTTGGCGATATTGATGATTTATGGGAACACGGAGACTATTATATTGATAATTCGGGAACAAAACCACCTTGGATAGCTTTTTTCTTAAATGGTGCAGTACCCGAAGAAGCATATGACACAACATATCTTGATACATCAACAGGTAAATTGTATGAAGCACAAGATATTAACAAAGATGATGATAGTAAGGACGAATTGTATCGTTGGATTGAGGTGTACCAGTGCAAGAGAAAGACACAAACAAAGTATATTTACGCAACGACAACACTCAAGAAACTGCGTGAAAGTTTGCTAAATTATTTGAATATTCCTTTTGTTGAACAGGATATAATCAATGATGATATTACAATTTCAAGGACTATTGACACAAACGAAAACGGAGAACTGCTCGGAACGGATATGCTGAAATATATTTGTGAGGTTAATGCCGGTTTTGGCAAAATGAACAGAGAGGGAAAGTTTGAGGTCATTTCATTACTAAGCCCGGGACTATACCCGGAAGAAACATTATACCCGTCAGAAGAATTATATCCGGAAGACCATTACGAAGTCATTGCGAGTGATGAAAATTCAGCAAGCTACATATCAACAAGCTACGAAGAATATGAGGTAGAGGGCATCACGGGGGTTATCATTAAAGGTGATAGTGATAATGTCGGGGAGCTTGCAGGCACAAAAGATAATCCTTATGTAATCAGCGGAAATCCTCTTTTGTATGGCAGTACAGCCGAGAAACTAAAGGAAATAGGACAAAAAATTTATGAACAAATAAAAGGATATATATATCGTCCCAATACAACAACACTTGATGGACTTCCGTACTTGGAAACAGGAGATTATTTTGTATTGATAAAAGAAAACAGTGACGACATAGGCTCATTCATTTTTTCTAGGACATTAAGTGGAGTACAAGCATTAAAAGACACTTATGAGAGCAAAGGAAACAAACTAAGAGTAAATGAAGATGTTCAAACATCAGAGCTAATGTATTTGCAATCAAGAACGGCTAAAATTCAAAAGAGTGTTGACGGCGTGTCGATTGAGTTGGCAAACTTAGACGAAAATACAAGCTCAAGATTTGAACAGACAGCAAGCAAAATTGAAGCTGAGGTAAAAAGAGCAAGCAACGCTGAGGGAGAACTTTCGGGCAGGATAACTGTTACAGCCGACCAAATAACACAGGAAGTAACAAGGGCAAAAGCCGAAGAAGCAACTTTAAGCGGTCGAATTACTGTTACGGCTGGTGAAATAACACAAGAAGTGACAAGAGCGACAAGTGAAGAAAATACGCTGCGTGCTTCAATTTCCTTAAAAATAGATAAAGACGATGACGGTCAAATTATATCTATGATAAACGAAAGTGCTGATGTAATCACTTTAAATTCTAATAGATTGATAGTAAATAGCACTAATTTTACTTTAGATAGAAATGGTGCAGGTTCAATAGGTGGATGGCAATTTGGCAAAGGATATATGTATTCAGACGGGGATGCATTCATTTCGACACATTCAAGAACAAATTACTATAACTGGGATGGGTTCCCTTATAAAGCATCTATAATGCAAGGAAAACTTATATGTGGAATCCAAAGCGGAGCTTTAGACGAGGCTATTCCTGATACGACAAGGGGATATTGTGATTTTTCAGTTGCTGGAATTTTTGCTAAAGATAAAAAAATGAGCAGCGGGTATCTGTTTGCTGTGGGAGTTGAAAATGGAGTTGTGACAACAAACACAGGAGCATTTACGGCATCAGACAGACGATTAAAAACAAATATAACCGAAATAGATGAACAATATGCCAATAATCTGATAGACGGATTGAAACCATCAACATACACAATGATAGATGGCAAAAGAACCCACAGCGGATTTATAGCAGATGAAGTTAAAATGACTGCTGAGAAAGTTTTGGGTACAGTAGATGATTTTGCAGCATATGCAACAGTTCAAATTGATGAAGATAAAAAAGACTATGCTGCATTGCGGTATGAGGAGTTTATCGCACCTCTGACGAAATATTGTCAGTGCTTAAAAAGAGATTTGAAGCAGGAAACAACGAAAAATCAGCAGTTACAATTTCAACTTTTAAATTTACAAGGTGAATTTATGATATTAAAACAACAGATTTTAGGAGGAAAATAAAATGGTAAAATTAAACAAACAAACTACAGTAACAGGAGCATGTGTATTAACAGTTGATGGCAAGGAAGAACAGGTGGCATACATGAACGCTTCAATTCCAGTCGGTGGTGCACCTAATATTAGTCGTGCTATTCAGAATGTAGAGTTGTTCAATGCAAACAAAGAGGAAGTATTAAAAGACTTTGCGGCATTTGACAATTATGTATATAGCCTTATGGAAACAGAGGAAACAAAAACAGCAGAATAAGAGGTGACACACGATGGCAGTAGTAAAGGTTTACACTCGAATAAATTGGCTTAATAAGTCGGAAAGTCTGACAACACCGCTTGGAAAAACAAATCTCAATAAGATGGATAAAGCAATAGACACTATCGACAACGAAGTAGTGTCTATTTCTGCTAATGTAAATGCTATTGATACGACAAAAGCAGATAAAACACAACTTAATAACATGGTAACTGATATATCTTTTAACGACAAAAATGGTGTTATCAGCATAACAAAATATAACGGTACAGTTTTGAACATTGATACCGCAATGGAAAAAATAGCCGTAAACTTTGAATATAACGCACAGACGCAACAGCTTATACTTACACTTGAAAACGGTGAAAAGCAGTACATTGATATGTCGGCTTTGATTACTCAGTATGAGTTTAAAGGCACTGATACGATAGCCTTTAATATAGACGATAGCGGAAAAGTGAATGCGTCTATCAAAAATGGCAGTATAACAAAAGCTATGCTGTCAAGTGAAGTTATGTCGGCTATAACATTATCAGAAAGCAATGCGGTTGCATCGGCACAGGCGGCGTCTCAGTCGGCTACAAATGCTGATATGGACGCTAAGTTATCTCAGTCGTACAGCGTTGGTAAGAGCGGTATTCGTGATGGCGAAGATACCGACAATGCAAAATACTATTCAGAGCAGGCAGAAAAATTTGCAAAAGAAGCAGAAGATATTGTTGGCAGTAATTTTATAACTCAAGCTGAAAAAGGTGTTGCAAATGGTGTAGCTGTCTTAAATGCAAACTTAGCAGTTGAAAAAGCGGTAGCAGATGAAGATGGTAACAACATTCAAAATACATATGCTAAAAAGACAGAAATATCAGAAGCTATAGAAGTTGACAGCAAGTTGTCGACAACAAGCACAAATCCAGTACAGAATAAAATAGTAACTAATGCAATTAACAGTGCAAGTCAACAGGCGGGCAAAGCGAATGGGATTTTAACTCAGTGGCAAGAACAAGGCAGAATACCAAATGGCATTGCAAACAATCTTGTTACGACAGAAGAGGGATATGTTGCGGATGCAAGACAGCTAAATAAAAGTGTTAAAAATAGCTTTGCGTATGAGATGGATAAAAGTATCTCCGCGATAAATAACAGTTTAACTCAGTTCACTTTTGTAAATGTTGCTTCTGGAATAAAAGGTTTAAATGCTTTTTATGATAAAAAAGACAAAATGATGTTTGTATCATTTTATTATCAACATTCTGGTTTATCAAGTTCAGAGGCAACGCTTGTAGTATTAAACGACTCATCTCATGTTCCAGACGGAGTGCAGTATTTCTCATTAAGTTCATGGGACGCAGTAGCAGGAAATCCTTGCTTAAGTTATGGATGGATTTCTCTAAACGGAAATATAAATATTTATTGTCCCAAAGGAGTACATTTATCAGGATACGCAAATTTCTTTTATCATTGCAAATAATATTTAATATGTGTATATACATTGTGTACTCAGTTGGTAATTGGCTGGGATGTCCATATTTAAAGGGCGTAATGTTATTGTTTTATCGCTTTTTATAGCTACAGCTACAACATTTGTATCACAAAATATCAACATATTGCATTGTGTGTTAGGTGTAAAACCTGTTAATATGGCTAATTCATAATCGTTACCTCGTGAAAATATTTGTTTGGTTGTAAAGTTTAATTCTAAATTACACAAAGAACTTGCTGTAGTTATTCTTTGTCTGAAAACATTCCATTCGACTTGTGTACTAAGGTTTTTAGGTGACACTTGTTGCCATATTGAACTGTTATTTAACAAACAGAAAATAAGATAAACCATTTATTAAAGAGCTTCACAGCTCTTATTTTTATACAAAGAAAGGAATGACCATTATGAAAATCAAATTAAAAGACAACACAGAACTTACGGTAACAGATGCTTGCACATCAACATCAATAGTAGCTGAATTTACATCAGCTGAGGAAATTGAAGATTTCCGTAAAAAACTTACAGACGAGAATTTATCATCTTTTGCATATGTAAATGATGACGGAACGATAGTAGGAGAATATAAAAACTGCACTTTTACAAATGCCACTTATTCAGAAAAAGGCGGCAAGTTTATGGCTACATACAACATCCGTCAGTACAGTGACATGGAAGTAAGATTAAATGTACTGGAAAAAGAACAGATCTTACAAGGCGATGCCATTGCAAGTATGTCAGAAACAGTATATTCATAGAAAGAGGTGATAATATGAATGGAATTGTAAAATTTTGGGCTTACAGAATAGGCTTTGATTTGTCGAGGATTGATGAAGTCCCAAACAAACTTAAAACACCGGTCAGCGAATACATAGCTCAGAGTATGGCAGATTAAGTCATAAAATGTCGAACTATAACAGCCAAATCCTCTTGTTTCCCTTATCCTCAAGCCGTACAATAAACTTGTCAGAAGTTATCTGACAACATCAAGTTTTGGCAAGGGGCGGTGTAATTGGCGTTGCACTGCCCTACATTGAGGGGATTGACATAGCAGAACAGTTGTTCTATAATGTGTCACATAGGAGGATTAAATTTGAGTAAAGAAGAACTAAAACGAGAAATTGTGGAACTTGTAGACCAAATTGATAGTGAAAAATTTTTACATTTCTTATTAAGTACAATTAAATCATTCAAAAAAAAGTGGGGCATTTAATGCCCCTCTTTCTCATACCAATAAGCAACAGTATCAAAAATTGTTTGCTGATGTTCTTTGCTAAGGTCGTATAATTTCTTAATACATTCTAACATTTTTTCATTTGAAAATAAATCCGGAAGAAAATCTGCAACAATATCTGAATTTTCATTTGACATATTATCTTCCCAACCCATTAGATATGCTGGTGAAATTTTTAAAGTATCAGCTATTCCTTGCAATTTATCACTTGGAATATTGGTTATAATGTCATTTTCATACTTATATAAAGTTTGTTTTGACACACCAATTTTTTTTGCTAATTCTACTTGCGATAAATCTGCCTTTTCACGACTTTTTTTAATTCTATTTCCAACAGTCATGGGAACCCTCCTTTCTTATTGGTAACTTCATTATAGCACAAAAAAGTTACAAGTCAAGTAAAAAATAACTTGACAAGTTACTTCTAAGGTGTATAATGTAAGTAACCTCAAAAGTTACCACAGAGGTTACTACAACGAAAGAGAGGTGATAATATGATAGACACAAACAAACTTAGAGGTATCTTTGCTGAGAATGGAAAGACACAGGCTGATGTAGCCAAAATGCTTGGTGTAACGCCCAAAACATTTTATATGCATATGCGAAAAGGCGTTTTCGGCAGTGATGATATTCAGAAAATGATTGACAGTTTCGACATTGAAAATCCTATTGATATTTTTTTTGCTAAAGAAGTAACTTTCTAAGTTACTAAACAGAAAAGAGGTGATAAACATATGGATAGTTTAGGACAAAAATATCTCGACAGTAGAGAAGTTGCGGAGATGGTTAGAAAAGAACATAAGAACATTCTTAGAGATATTAGAGGATATTATGAAGAATTAGGACAGCTCAATTTTGAGCCAACCGACTTTTTCACAGAAAGTCAGTACACAGACAAGTCTAACAGACAGAAGCCTTGTTATCTTGTCACAAAGAAAGGTTGCGAGTTTATAGCACACAAACTTACTGGTGTAAAAGGTACAGAGTTTACAGCAAAGTACATAAACAGGTTTCACGAAATGGAAGATACAATTAAAACTCAACTTCCACAGGGAAATGATTTGATTGCACTTGCGGTTATCGAAGCTCAGAAAATGATTGCTGAGAGAGACAAACAGATTGAACGCATGAAACCTAAAGAGATATTTGCTGACGCAGTATCAGCTAGTGAAACATCAATCCTTGTCGGAGATTTAGCAAAGCTGATTTCTCAGAACGGTTACAAAATCGGACAAAAGAGGTTGTTTGAATGGTTAAGAACGAATAACTTCCTTATTAAATGCGGTTCATCAAGAAATATGCCACAGCAGAGATTTGTTGAACAGGGATTGTTTGAAGTCAAAGAAAGCAACATTCAGAACCCCGATGGCAGTGTGAGAATAACACGCACAACTAAGGTCACAGGCAAAGGGCAGATTTATTTCGTTAATAAGTTTTTGCAGAAGTCAGAAGTGGCAGTATAGAAAGGAGATAAAACATGGATAAACAGAGATACGGCATTGTAGACAAAACAGGTAAAAATATTATTGTTAAAAAAGACAATGCCCGATACATCGGTATTGATGAACTGGCACAGCATATAGCAATGGATATTATCGAGGATTATCAGGACATAATAAAAGGCGATAAGAAAATTGATGAAACAAACATAAAACTGTCAATCAAAGTTCTTAACGCCATAACCCCAGTAGTTGAAACTTTTAATAGTGTTTCACGCTACTAAATGGATTGAACGCCGCATTGACTTCTGCAAGCTGAGGTTCTTCAACAGGTAAAGTTTCAATAACTTCTGAATAGTATTGGTCGTACAGTTCCTTGAAGTCATCAAATGAGCCGTTGTAACCACAGATTTTAGCAGTAGTATACAATGAAGCAATTTGTTCAGTAGACAATGTGTTTCACCTCCTTATTAAATAATAAGGAGATTATAACATAATATGAAAGGAAAGTGAGGTTAAAAGATGAATGAGCAGGCAAAGGCATTGAAAGAAACAATGTGCAAAGATATTGATGGAGCAAACTTCTTCTTTAAATACCACAGAAACGGACAGGAGATAGATAAGCTGACAAAAGATGTGTTAAATCTTATCGCTGAACACTCCATGACCGTTTCTGAAATTAAAGGTTTCTTGGAATATATGAAAATTATTGTGGATAATCGTTCATATCTTCCTCAACGGAAATAACCTTGATTGAAGTTTCTCCAAACGCTTCATTGTCGGGTATTTCTTTGGCAGTCTTGAGTATCGACAATACTTTGGCAGAGTAAGGATATTCAAGATTACAGTTAGGACAAATTATCTTGTCAGTATCAATATTTTCGTTTACAGAATACTTGCAATGACAAGCACAGGAAATTTGAAACTTTAAAAACATGGTGTTCACCTCTTTTCTATATTGAAGATAGAGGAATTATATCACAGAAAGTGAGGAATATAAATATGTTCGTAAACCCATTTGTTTTAGGAATTTTGGCAACTTTATTCACGGAGATGGCTTTGTTCATTGTTTGGGCGTGGATTTCAAGTAAAAAATAGAAAGGGAAAAGATATGAGTAAGATTGTTACTGATATAAATGAATTATCAGTTTTTGAAATAGAACAGTTAGCAAAAGTGCTGAGGTTTGAACTTGTTATTAACAACGGTAACGAGATAAAGATTGTTAGAAAGGAGAAATAATAGATGATAGACGCAAGTAGAAAAAGTGATGCGGAGAAGCCAACGGAAGTTATCGGTGTATCGTTTAATGTATATAACGAACTTATATGCATATCGACAAAAGTTGATGTTGTAGTCGATTTAATGTGTCACGGAGTTTTAATGGCAGACGATGTTCTGAAAATATTGAAAGTCGAAACATCTTTGCCAAAGGAAACGACATTTGAAAGTTACATAGCAGTCCCAGTTTACTTTTATAACAATCTTGTAGATTTAAAAGTGCGTGTAGATGTTCTGCTAGATATGCTGGAAAACAACGACTATGTATCAACAGACGAGATTTTAAGAACACTTGGCACAGAGTTGGCGATTGAAGAAGCCGACAGATGGGAGAAAAAGAAAAATGAAAGGGTTGACAATAAATAATAAAGAGTATCGAGCAAGAGAGGGAGTGAGCAGTACAGATTTAAAGAAGATTGCAAAATCCCCAGCACACTTCCGTTACTGGAAAGATAATCCGCAAGAAGATACGCCTGCTTTGTTGTTCGGCAGAGCCGTACATAAATATGTTCTTGAAAAAGATAAGTTCACTGAGGAATTTGCCGTTGCGCCCGAAGTAAATAAGCGAACCAAAGAGGGTAAGGCTCAGTGGCTTTTATTTCAAGACCAAAACGAGGGTAAAGACATAATTTCACTTGATGATTTTGAAAAGATAAAAGCTATGAGAGAAACATTATATCAGACACCTTTTGTAAGTCAGTTGTTAAAAGGCAAAAAAGAGCTGTCTTACTTCACGGAAGATGATGAAACAGGCTTAACTATAAAGTGCCGTCCCGACTGTCAGACACAGGTTGGAGATACACATATTCTGATTGATTATAAATCCTGTGCAGATGCCAGCGGCGATAAGTTCATGCGTGACGCAATCAACTTAATGTATGACCTACAAATGGCATTTTATAAAGACATTATGGATAAAGTGACAGGGCACGAACACTCAGTCATTTTCATAGCACAGGAAAAAACACCCCCGTATGCAGTAAACATTCTTGAAGCAAATGAGTATTTTTTGAAAAGTGGCAGAGATATGTATAGAACTTATCTCAATATTTATAAAGAGTGTTTAGAAACTGGGAACTGGTATGGTTATACCAATGGTGCTATTAACACGCTTGGTTTGCCAAACTGGTTACAGAAACAATATGAATAGAAAAGGAGATAATATGGATATTGTAATTTTAAATACAAGCCGTTTAAGAGTGGCTATTGATAAGTATGTAAAGAAAAACAATGAACATAGCATGACAGATTGTTTTAAGCGTAAAAACTTAAATTCAAGTATTTTGTCGAAAAGCGAGAATAGATTTGTTTCTTCATATAAAAATAAGGTTACGGCTGAAATTGATGAATATACAACATACGGTGCTATGTATTCTGATGTGTGGCAACAGATTAAAAATTCTTTTGGTTTTAAAGCAGAAGATTTTGAAGTTGAAAGGCTTCCTGCTACATCTAACAGCTTAACTAACGGTAAAGTTTTAGATAGAAGAATTTCAGACTTAGAAGAAAAATATATTGTTTTGGCAAAAATAGTTGAGGAATTAAGAAGAAAAGGAGAATAGAACGAATGAGCAAATTAAGAGTTTGGCATAATTGCCAAGTAGGAGCGGTTAAAAACTTTTATGTCGAAGTTGAAAGCATTGAACAGGCTTGGAAAGTTCTTAATACATTGTGGAACTATGACTTGTTTCAGTATGAAAACCGTATAAAACCGGACTATTGTAACGCATCCGGACTTGAATATTTTGACGAGAAAGAACACGAATGGTGTGAGTGGTGCGATGATGATGGATTAGAGATAAGAGAACATTTTGAAGAATTAGAGGAAAGCGAGGAATAGAACATGAATGAAGTGAGTGTTAATAATAACAATCATGTACCTTTTAACAACATAAATCAAGGTACAGTCGCAGTTGAAAGTAGCAGAGCAATAACAGAAGCACAGGGAAAATTGTTACTTGCAAAACAGTTCCCACGCAATTACACAAATTGCTATTCTGCGGCTATTGAAGCGTGTCAGCGTAAAGGTTTTGCGGATAAAGCATTTTTTACATATCTACGAGGGAGACAGACGGTAACAGGAGTGACAATTAGATTTGCTGAGGAATTAGCAAGATGTTATGGCAACATTGACTACGGCTTTAAGGAGCTGTCACACGAAGAGGGCAAATCAGAAATGCAGGCATATGCGTGGGACCTTGAAACGAATACCATTTCAGTTCAGAATTTTACCGTTGAGCATATTATGGAAACAAGACAGGGTAACAGAAAATTGACAAGTCAAAGAGATGTTTATGAACGAACTGCAAACGATGCTTCAAGAAGAGTAAGAAGCCGTATTTTAGCAATTTTACCACCCGACTTGGTGGAAGATTGCATAAAAGAGTGTAAGAAAACGCTTGCAGGACAGAACGGAATACCATTTGCCGATAAAGTCAAAAACATGGTGGTTGCGTTTGCAAAATACGGTGTCACGAAAGAAATGCTTGAAAAGAGGTTGAACCACACTGTTGAAAGCATCAGTGAAGATGAACTTGCAGAATACATCGGCATTTTTAACGGTTTGACGCAGAAAGAAACTACTGTATCGGATTGGTTTGAACAGCCAAAAACAGCAAGTCAGATGACTGCATTACTTGAAGAAGCTGAGAAAGAAGAAAAAGAGAAAGCACAGAAAGAGGAAAAGAAATAATGAAATATAAAGTGTTGATTGATAAGAAAAACAATACATTTCCACTTAAAGGCTTGAATGAGCTGTTAGGCGGTAGATTGTATAACTTTCGCACAAAGAAATATCACAACCCTACAAAAGCAGAAAATGACAAGATATGTTTAAAAGCCATAAAAAGATGTATGCCGATGGTGAAAATCGACAAGCCTATTCAGTGTACATTTTGGATATATGCTCCGAATAAACGACATGACAGAGGAAATCTTTGTTCGGCAGCAGAGAAAAGTTTTTTAGACGCTTTACGGTTGGCGAAAGTCATTAGAAATGATGGCTGGGATGATGTTTTTGACAGTATATTTCATACAGAGATTGACAAAGAAAATCCGAGAGTTGTTGTGGAAATTGAGGTTTTAGGAAAGTAGGTGAGAATATAAATTCAGCAAATTAAAGCAGAGCAAATCTAAAAACTAAGGAGTTGAACTACAAATGAGTGCAAGGAGAGCGGCTATGCGTCGGGAACGATTGCAAAGGAACAAAATTGACAAGAAAAAAGGTGCTATGGCTGAACTTGAAAGAGCAAAAGAGCAAGGCATTATTGATGGTAGGGCGATAGGTGTTAGTGCGTGCCTTGAAGTGTTACACAGTAAATATAAATTTAGCAACAATAAAGCACAACAGTTACTCAATGTTATGGGGAGAGAAAGTGCGAGACTTGATGATACAGGTGTTAGATTTGTTGCAAATTACTATGCTGAGAAGCTTGAAAAGAAACTAGATGCACTGGGGATGTACCAAGATGCAGCTGATATTCCTACAAAGATTTATTGTGCATCAAAGCATGAGTTGTTTGTAACATCGGTCGCAATAGCCTTGATGGTGTTAAATGAGTTATGGAATTTTAGCAGTAACGATAAAAACACTGGTAGGCTTGATTACATAATGGAGTATTGCACAAATCGGTATTTAGAAATGCAACTTGACCCCGACAAAAACACAGCAGAATATTACTTTGAGCGAATGTTAAGACGGACTGGTTATAAGTTACATTAAGAGGTAAATATGATAGGCGAAAAGAAGAACTGTGAATATGTAGAAACACAAAGAGAGTTTATACATATATTACAGATTGAAGCAAGAGAGCAGGAAAAAAGAAAGGAATAACGAGTACCCGGTAAACCGGGTTGATGAAGAGCGTGTTTAACTTCTGGCAGAAAATGGTCTATTAGTTGCGTGAAATAATGTATCGGGTTCGCAAGGGCGGCGATGATGCAAGAGTAGCAAGGGAAGCGTTTAGACCGTTATCCACGATTACAGTTGTATTTGTAGCGTGGTGTTATGACAAAACTAAAAGTATGTTGGATAAGTGCAGGAATATCAAGTTTTATGGCAGGATATTTAGCAGGAAATGTTGATGAATGGATTTATATTGACATTGCCGACCAACATCAGGACAGTATCAGATTTATCAAAGATTGCGAGAAAGCAATTGGAAAGAAAATTGAAATTTTGAGTAGTGCAGAGTATAAGAGTGTCGAAGATTGTGTCAAGGTTTTTGGTGGTTTTAGAAATCCTAGTAACAACTTTGCACCATGTACAAACTGGCTTAAAAAGAGAGTGAGAAAGGAGTGGGAAGAATGTCACAAAGATTGTGAATTGACTTATGTGTGGGGATTTGACTTGAAAGAGAAGAACCGAGCAGAACGAACCATTGAAGCCAATCCGCAAGCAAATCATGAATTTCCACTTATTGATAAGCAATTATCAAAAGAAGAGGTACACGGACTGTTTGAACGGACTTTTGATTTTGCTCGACCGAAAATGTACGAATTAGGTTACCCGAATAATAACTGCATCGGATGTGTAAAAGGCGGCATGGGTTACTGGAATAACATTCGTAAAGATTTCCCTGAGGTATTTAAGGCAAGGTCAGAACTTGAAAGACAGGTCGGTTACGCAATGTTAAAGGATAGCAACGGCAAGCCAATTTTTCTTGACGAATTAGAACCGACGAGAGGAAACATGAATACTGAAATTTTTCCCGATTGCGGCATAATGTGTTATTTGAGTTTAGAGTGAGGTGATGGCATGAATATATATTTAGTCGAAAGAACCGAGGAAATCACTTGGGTTGAAGATTACGCAATGGTCGTGATAGCAGAGGATGAAAAACACGCTGAAAGGAGAGCAAGATGGGAAAGCAGAGATTTTAAAAGAGCAAAGAACTTGCTTGTAAAAAAGGTAGATGTAGACAAAGAGCAATCGGTTTTGATTGCTAATACAGGAGCGTGATGCAATATCTCACGCGAAAAGAAGTGGTTGTTATTGTCGTTTTGCAAAAGTGGATATTAGCGAAGTGTGAAAGGAGTTTGAGTATGATAGAACAGATGTGTATAAGAAGAGATTATGTTAATGTTTATGACCGCGAGAGTTTAGGAAGTTTTGTCAAGAAAGTTACGAAAAAGGCAAATGAGATAAAGGGAAAAATCCTTAATATTGAATATGTGAGGAATGAAAATAGAGATTGTAGCGGCATTGTTGATACAGCAATAATCGTTTATAAATCAAAATAGAAGAAAGGAATAATGCAAATGACAGTAGACGAATTTAAGCTACTTGCGGTAGATACTAAAATATCAGTGCGCGATATACGCACTGGGGAGTATCTGAAAAATAAAAACGAATATGGCAGCAGGAAAATACAGGAAGTGTATGCAAGAGCACACAGGTATAAAGACAGCTATGAGGGAAATATAGTTTTGCTGGTGAGGTGATGTAATGAGCTGTAAGAATTGTACTGAAAGAAGAATAAACTGCCATGCTGTATGCGAAAAATACATAAAGTGGAAAGCTGAGGACGATAAACGCAAAGAAGAAATACGCAAGAAGCGTGATGAATTAGTGAATATCACAGGCTATGAGAAACAAAGACATATAAACATGAAAACACGAAGAAAAGTAAGTGTTGATAGGATTTGAAAGGAGATGAATGTCCGTTTTGAGAATAGAAAGGACAAGATATGTCGTTATGAGACGAAATCGTACTGAAATATGGTGCGGTTTATCAAGAGAATTTCATTTTGTCAAAGTTGATGAATTGAAAGATACGGCAATTAAAACATACAGAACAGCAAAACAGGCTGAAAGTGGTTGCTCTTCTTGGGATAGAGATTTTGAAATTGTTGAGTGCAAAGAAATTATTGATATAGGAGAATAACAATGATTAAAGGCAGAAAAGTCTATGACCCATTAACTGATACTTGGAGCACAGGTTATTGGATTGCAGATGATAAAGGAAATTATTACCCAGTGTGGTAGAAAGGAGCAGTAATGGAGAGATTAACAAACAGAGAATATGGAGAAATTTCTTGCACAGGAAAAATAATTCCATATAGCCCATATTGTAGTGGATGCGTTACCAGTAATTGCGATTGCGGAATTGTTGAAGATATGGTTAAAAAACTTGTTGATTACGAGGACTTAGAAGAACAGGGCAGACTTATCAAATTACCTTGCAAATATGTGTATTACATTGTTGATATAAACGAGCCTAAGTATGCAATGGTTATGAAAAGGTCTATAAGGGAGCTTGCGATACACGAGATTGAAAGCATTGACAAGGAAAATTGCAAGTATTTTTCTACAAAAGAAAAAGCAGAAGAGAAACTTAAAGAATTGAGAGGTGGAGAAAATGAAAGTAGTAATTGACATACCTAAAGATTTCACAGGAGATTATATTGCCGACAAATTCAAAGATTTCTTTTCAAGGGTTATTGCGGATATTGATTGTAAAGGTATGTGTGGTAGATACGAGAAGGAAATTGCTGAAATGTTTTTAAAAGCATTTGATGATAGTGAAGAAAAGATTTCTTACAACTGCCAGCACAACAGCAATTCAAGAGATAACGAGCCTTGTTGCAGATGTGATAGCAAAGTTTCAGAAAATGATGATACAAAAAACAAAGTTACATCTCTGGAAATTATCGTAAGGATGATAGACAACAAGCCATATTACGAAATCAAGTACAAAAAAGTCGGCGAATATTATTACCATGTAGGTTACAGTTCATTCAATATTGATAATGTATTGAAATGGCGTGATGAGTGTTTTGAACTTGTGGAAAGTGATAGAGAGGAGAGGAATGAGAAAAGTGAAAATTTTAACAGTTAGTGATTTGATAAAAATTCTTGATACAAAAGAAAATAGATATGGTGCTACAGGAAAACCAAGAATGTTGAATTTATCTCTAAATGGCAATTTTGCCGGCAGTATTGAATCTGTAAAGTTAGATGGTTATGGGGATGGGCTTATTACGGATGTAACAATGGAGATTACTTCATCTAAATTCACAACAACCAACGCCGACAGGGTAAGGGATATGTCGGATGAAGAGCTAGCAGAGTTTTTAGCTGTTCACGATTTAGCACTAAACGACAACGATTTACCAATGCTTACCGATTGGTTTGAATGGCTTCAATCAGAAGCGGAATAGGAGAGTGTATGGAAGATAAATATTTATCCAAGGCAAAGAGAATTAGTGACGGAGAATGGGTTGTTGGCTACATTATAAGATATGGATATACAAGAAAAGAAAAATACTATATAGTTCCAAGCTATGCATCTGATTTATATTGTTTTTTAATAGACAAGAATACAATCTCCCGATGCACCGGACTTAGGGATAAGAACGGCACGCTGATTTGGGAGAATGATATTATCAATACTCAATGCGGAAAAGCTATTGTTGTTTGGGATAAGGCAGAATGGAGAATTAAGTGGATTAAAGATACTATATGGCGAAAAGATTTGTATTTTTGGGTTAATGAGAGACAGTGTGAAGTTATCGGCAACATATTTGACAATAAAGATTTATTAGAAAGTGAGGGATAATATGACAGAGAGTGAAGCAATAAAAGAAGTTGGATTCAATATGTCAACAATAGGATTAAATAATAAATCAGCTAAAAGAGTTAGTGAAGCAAAAAACATGGCAATACAGGCACTTGAAAAGCAGATACCGAAGAAGCCAGATTTTACAGAAGATAAAGAATTTGCCTTATGCCCTTGTTGTAATGGTAAGGGTTTACTTGACAGGCAGAAATATTGTGATAATTGCGGTCAGAAGTTAGATTGGTTAGAAGAAAGCGAGGAATAAACATGGCAAAGATATTTAGATTTAGCGGCTATTTAGTTGAAAATAGCAATATAGAGGATTTGGAAAATGTCAAATACAGACTAGGACTTATTAAAAGTGAATATGACGATGTTATACAGCAGTTACACATCGAAGAAAGTGAGAAGTTTGAAGCTAAAGAAGAACTGGAAGAAAATTGTGACCTTGCATTATTGACAAGACATTTTAAAGGTTTTTGTGATAGTGCTTACAACTTTGACCGACCTATTCCACAGACAGGTGAAAAATATAGACATTTTAAGCGGGGCAAAATAGTTAATATCATTGGGATTTGCAGACACACAGAAACCGCAGAAATTTCAGTGGTGTACGGTTGTGAAGGACATATTTGGAATAGACCTCTTGAAATGTTTATGAGCGAAGTTGACAAAAAGAAATATCCTGATGCAAAGCAGAGATATAGATTTGAGGTAGTTAAGTGATACCCGAATGTGTAAACTGTAAAAATCTCTTTACTTGCAAGATAAAAGACAAACCGAAAAATGAAGCATGCGTAATGTTTGAAGAGAGAAAGAAAGAGGATGAGAATGATGACGATTGACAAAACAAATATAAATGACACTGCTGTGAGAATAATTGACGAGATAGTAACTGACTTTATGGATAGCAATATCACTGAATATGACGATAAGTATTCAGCGGTCACTATCGGTTATATCAAAGGTGTTTGCGATATGGCTAACGCTATGAAAGAAGTTTTGAAAAACTAAGAAAAATCAAAGAAAAGAATAGGTTGTCGCGACATAAAACCGAGGTTTCCTTTTGGTAGAAAAAGTATGAATTTTGACAATTATTCTTGTAGCAGGCAGATGGATATATTTGATTTCTTAGAAGATAAGAACAAAGTGAAAGAGTTTAACCCTTTGAAAGCACTTGCTTTATGTGGTACAGGGTTTGAAAACGGAATGAAAAGAGTAAAAGATTATTTTCTTGAAAATCATAATTTGAGAGAAAAAGTTGCGTTTTTAAAAAACGAATACGGGACAGGCGGTTTCGGTTCGCCTGAGAAGAAGCCTTGCTATATACACCAAATGTGTACTTCTATATCGCAAAAATTGATTGAATTTGAGTATTACGACGAGAATATGCAGAATGTGAAAAAATATTGCAGTTGGGTTGATTTAGCAAACATAATTTCAGAAATGGTTGCAAAAGATGAATATGTTTATAAGGACGGTGATTAAATGGCAATTTACAGAAATGTACGCTTATCGTTTTGGACGGATAACAAAGTAATAGACGAGTTTACACCTGAGGATAAGTATTTTTATCTGTACTTGCTCACAAACCCTCAGACAAATTTGTGCGGTTGTTATGAGATAAGTTATAAAAGTATGAGCGAGGACACAGGATATAACAAAGATACTTGTCTGAGATTATTAAAAAGATTTGATGAAGCACACAATGTTATCAAATTTAATGAGAGTACAAAAGAAGTGCTGATTCTGAATTGGTATAAATATAACTGGAGCAGTTCGGCAAAGACTTTGTCAGGGGTTATGTCAGCGGCGAAGTACATAAAATGCGAAAAATTTAGAAATTATGTTTTAAGTGTTGCAGAAAGTGTGAAGAATGGTAATAAAGAGCCAGTCAGATACCCCATAGAAGCATCTGTATCTGTAGCTGATACTGATTCTGTTTCTGATTCTGTTACTGAAACTGATACTGTAAATAATAAAAAGAACATTACAGGAGAGTATATAAAGGAAATTGTTACTTATCTGAATGAAAAATGCGGTACACATTACAGATGTAACACAGCAAACACTAGAAAGCATATAACGGCGAGATTTGCTGATGGCTATACGGTTTCTGATTTCATGACAGTGATTGATAAGAAGTCTGCCGAATGGCAAGGTACTAAATTTGAATTGTATTTACGACCCGATACTTTGTTTGGAAGTAAATTTGAAAGTTATCTGAATCAGCAGATTAAACAGAAAAATGAAACATCGGATTTTTTAAGTAGTTGGGGGATAGGAAAATGACAAAAGAAGAAGTTCAAATGTTACTTGCCATGACACAGGCTGTATATCCTAACTACAATCCACCAAGCAGAGAAGCGGCGGTAAATGCGTGGCTCATGTGTTTAAGCGAGTATGATAATAATGTTGTCATGGCGGCATTTAAAGCATACATGACTACGAATACAAGTGGTTTTGCACCTGCACCGGGGCAACTTATAGAAATATTGCAGACTTTGACACAACCATCTGAGTTGAACGAGCTGGAAGCGTGGTCGATAGTCAGAAAAGCGTTAAGAAATTGTGGCTACAATTCAGAACAGGAGTTTGCAAAGTTGCCGACAGTAGTGCAAAAAACTGTAGGAACACCACAGCAGTTAAAGATTTGGGCTTGCGATAGTGAATTTAATGAAAATGTTGTGAGCAGTAATTTTATAAAGACATACAGAACAGAGGTCAAGCGAGCAACAGAGTTGAATAAAATGCCTGATGATATAAGAAAACTTGTAGAAATGGTAAATACAAACTCCACATCGGCTCAAATAGCAAACAAAAACAAACAGGCTATAAAGTTATCACTTGAAGATAAAAAAAACGAGGAAACAGGCAAAATGGAAGTTAGAAACAGTGTTCCTATGCCCGAGAAATATAAGAAAGAGTTTGGCATTAGAGATTGAAAGCGAGGTATAGCATGAGTTATTGTGATGGAAATTGTAAGCATTTGAATGATAAAAAGCACAAATGCGAACTTACAGGAGAAAAATTAACATTTATGAAGTATAAAGGTGCTGTTTCATTTTCAGTTAATGAGCATAGAGGATTTTGCAAATTTGACAACCCCGAATTGTTAGAAAGTGAGGAATAATATGACAGAGAGCGAAGCGGTAGAAAAACTGAAAAATATGCGACTGTTTATGCAGATTATTGACAAGAATAGCAAACATAAATTTGCGGAAGATGATTATAAAACTAACGAAATGGCAATCAAAGCACTTGAAGAAGTACAACAGTACCGCGCAATCGGCACACCGGAAGAATGCCGGGCGGCGAGAGAAAAACAGATGCCGAAGAAAGTAGTTAAGAACGGAAAACGGAGCTACAAATGCCCTTGCTGTGGTGAGAGCGCAAAGACAGAGACAGGTGATAGTTTTATCGACTATCGACTAGATTATTGCGATGGCTGTGGTCAGAAATTAGATTGGAGTGATGAAGAATGAGATTGATTGATGCGGATAAGTTGATATTACACTTAAATGATTATGCATTGCAAGAAGCACCATTCAGGGGCGAAAGTGCAGATGTATATGATGCAATAGAAAACTGTATTAAGGCAATAGAAGAACAGCCAACAGCCTATGATATGGAAAAGGTTGTTGAGAAATTGGAAAATCGAAGCAAAGAATATAATTCTGGAGTAAGATTACATGGAAAATCAGAAGAAATGCTTACGGATGATGCAATCGAGATAGTAAAGGCAGGTGGAAAGAATGACGATTGAATGTAAAAATTGTTCTATGCACGAAGAATGTATTTGCGAAGCAAGTGCAGACGAATGTGAAATCAGAAAGCAGTCTTATAACAAGGCTGTTGATGATTTCTATAACAAAATTATTGAAGCATACGAAGAAATGAAAAATATTCCACAGGTAGAAAAATCAACAGTACATACAATAGCATTAGGAATAATGGAGCAGTTAAAAAATAAGGATTTAGCGAGGTAATTATACAATGAATGATTGCAAAGGATGTAAATATGAGAACAGCGCAGATATAGAGGTACTTTTAGAATTTTGTACAACTTGTAAAAGAGCCTATTCTAATGAAGAAGATAGAGAATTTCACGAAGATAAGTATGAGATTGTAGACTAAGCTAAAACTAAGAAAGGAGTAAGAGTTTTGTGCACAGTAAAAACCGGTTTTGCCCCTAAAAAAATTATGTATAGCGAAAACAAAAAGAAATGGTATAAAGAGCGTTATCGTCAAAGAAAAGAACATAGCTTATGTACCAAGTGCGGTAAACCTGCAATGACAAACAAAACTCTATGCAAGGAATGTGCCGAAAAAAGAAAGAAGAAATATCGAGAAGATAGAGAATTTTTCAAAGCACAGGGATTGTGCCCAAAATGCGGCAAAAGCAAATTATTTGGCAGTGAAAAAACTTGTCCTGAGTGTTTAGCTTATGCTGAAAAAGTAAATGCTAAACACGCAAATAAAGTAGCTGGTAGTAAAGAAGCATATTATAAACAGCTTTATCAAAAAGCAAGACAGCGTTATGACGAGCAAAATCTTTGCGTAATGTGTAAAATAAGACAGCGTGCAGAGGGACATATACACTGTGAAGAATGTCTTGAGATAAGACGCATAAAAGGCAGAGAAATACGAAAACAGCAAGAAAAAGTAGGTATAACAAGAAGCGAAAGACCAGCTTACGGACTTTGCTATCGCTGCGGAAACCCACTCGATAGAGACGGGAAGTTGTGCGTAAAGTGTGCAACAAAAGCTGTAAGCTGTTTACCTAAATTTAGAAATACAGATGTATGGAAAAAGAATAACAATCTATTATTTGGAGGTAAGCAAGATGATAAAATTTAAAAGCGAATGTGTTGACTGTCCTAGCGAAATAGGTTGTCTTGGGGATAGTTGCCCGAAACGCAATATACCTCACTTTATATGCGATTGTTGTGGGGAAGATGTAGAAGAATTGTACGGATATGACGGAGAGCAGTTGTGTAAAGACTGCTTGCTTGATGCAGTACCAAAAGTAGAAATATAGGAGAAATGGCTTATGAAGTTTTCAGAACTTACTAAGCCGGAACTTGATGAAATTTTAAAGAACGCCAATTTTACAGAGGAAGAAGAGAATATATTTACAATGCTTGCAAGAGGAAAAACACTTACAGAAGTTGCACAAAGAAATATGATATGTGAACGAACTGTACAGAGAAAAGTTGACAAGATAAAAGTAAAGATTAAAAAATTGGAGGTTTTGAAATGATTAAAATAACAATAAATGGAAACGAGATAAAAGCAGAGGATGTAACTTTATCTGCCGATATTGTAAAAATCATAACATCATGCCTTGATTGACATTATATTTTAAAAAGGTTAGAATGTGTCGTAAGTACGATAAATGCGGCACATTCTTTTTATATAAAAGGAGGATTTGAAGATGGAATGTGTTGCGTACATGAGAGTATCAACAGAAAAACAAGCAGAAGATGGAAACGGGCTGGAAAGCCAAAAAAGAGATATTGATAATTACTGCAATAAGAACGGTTATATAATCAGTGATTACTATATTGACGATGGTTATACTGGTGCAAACATGGACAGACCACAGCTGCAACGACTTATCAGCGATTGTGTATCGAAAAGAGTGAAGTGTGTTGTTGCTTTTAAATTAGACAGGTTGTCACGAAGCATGGTTGATGGAATATATATCATCGAACGAGTGTTTCAAGCAAACAACATCTTGTTTAAATGTGTGCATGACAGTATAAGCTACGACAGTCCGATGGAGCAAGCATATACTCAGATGATGGCAGTTTTTGCACAGCTTGATAAAAACACAATGATGTTGCGTATGCGTGGCGGTATGTTGGAAAGAGTAAAGCAAGGCTACTGGATGGGTGGTGGTAACACTCCTTATTGTTATAAGTATGATAAGGAAAAAGGAATTTTAGTACCTATACCCGAACGGAAAGAGCAGGCAAATCAAGCATTAGATTTGTTTATTGACGGCTATTCGGATGTTGCAATTAAAAAAATGCTTAATTTTACGCATGAGCATACTGTCAAAATGGTTTTGACAAGTCCAGTAAACATCGGCATGATACCATATAAGGGCAATTTATATAAAGGTTTGCATGAGCCTATTTTTGATAAAGATAGATTTCAGCTTGCACAGGAAGCGAGGAAAAACAGAAGAAAAAAGAAAACAGTTAGCCTTAACAAAGAACCAAATTTATTGACAGGTTTATGTTATTGCGGTGTGTGTGGCTGTAAAATGCGTTATCAAAAATGGGGAAATGAATTTGATGCACCTAAAAAGATTTACTGTTGCTCACGAAACAAAAATTTATTTTATTTGCCGAATTACAATAAAGACTGCGATAATTCAACGGAATGGGCGGTTGACATTGAAAAGCAAGTCGAAGCTGAGATAATGAAAATATCTTTAAATTTATCATCACAAAAGCCAGTCGCAAAGCAAAGCAAAATTGAGATAATACAAGCTCAAATCCAAAAAGAAGAGAAGCGTCGTAAAAGGCTTTTTAATCTTTATGCAGATGGAAATGATGATGTTTTAGATATGATAAAGCAGTCAGATAATACTATCAGCAGTTTAAAAGAACAACTTGAAACTGAATTATCAAGTAAAGAAGCAAATAAAAAGAAAAGTATTGCCTATGAGAACATCAAAAAAATTGCCGATGTTTGGGACAGCATCGACAAAAGAAATAAAAATATGATACTTAAAACTATAATTGACAAGATAATAATTGTCAATGGAGATATTGAGATACAATTAAAGAATTTTTAGCACATACTACACGCCATGCCGATGGCAGTATGTTAGTGCTAATACCGTATTTATCGTACTTTTACAACTAAATAAAATCTAACTGTCGCTTTTATGTCGTAAAACTGTCGTTTTTATGTCGTGTTCAGCGGCTTTTTTTGTGTGAAAATAAAATTACAAAAAGGAGAGTGATTGAATTGTATGACGAAGATTTAAGAGAGCGATTACTCTCACGGGAACAAATACAAAAATTAGACTTAGTAACTCAAACAATATTGTTTAGCGTTATTGAGGATGTATTAGAGGAGAGAGAACATGATAAACAATCCTTATCAACCACAGATGATGACTTATACGCCGGGTTATAACACATATCCATATAACCCGATGCAAAGATTCCAGGAGCAGCAGTTACCGCAACAGCCAGTTCAACAAGTACCACAACAGCAGAATTTACAGATACAAGCAGGGATAAATGGTAGAATGGTGGCAGCAGTTGAACAAATTGCGGCTAATGATGTACCTATGGACGGCTCAGTTGCATTTTTTCCTAAACAGGATTTAACAGAAATATACGCAAAACAATGGGGTGCAGACGGCTCAATAAAAACAGTCGTGTATAAGCCTTATACAGAGCCTAAAAACAGTCAAGGCATAAATAATACAGAAAATATTGAAAACTTGAAAATTGACCTATCAGACGAAAGCACAGCGGTATTTATGCAGAAGTTTGATGAAATTTTTAATAAATTTGACGAGTTAGAAAACAAGATGTGCAAAAGTTCGACTGCTCAAAGGAAAACTTCGACTTCAAAAAAGGAGGGCGGTGTAAATGAATAATCAGATTATGCAGATGTTAAATCAGATTAAAAATATAAAAAATCCAAAAGAAGCCGCTATGAAAACATTAGAGCAAGCGGCAAATCAAGGAAATCCAATGGCAAAAAATATGTTGCAGAAAATAAACAGTGGCGACATGAGCGGAGCACAGCAGATACTTGGCAATTTTATGAATGAGCAAGGATTAAATATACAGGAAATTCAAAAACAAATTCAAAAATAGTACATATTAGGGTTTTGTCCGGACAATAAAAACCAGTTCCCTATTTTGTAAATAAATCAAATGGAGGTAAACTAATATGTTTAACAACGGAGTTAGCCTTGCCGATATTGCGGCAGTAACAGGCAATAACAGAAACAATGACGGTATGTGGGGAGACGGTGCATGGTGGATTGTCATTCTTCTTATTTTCGGCTGGGGTGGTTTTGGTAACAACGGCTGGGGTAACGGTAATGGAATGGGTTCTACTGCCGCCGCTTATACAGACAGTGCTATTCAGCGTGGATTTGATAATCAGGCCGTTGTTTCAAAACTTGATGGCATTTCTAACGGACTTTGTGACGGTTTCTATGCTATGAACAACAGTATGCTCACAGGTTTTAATGGTATTAACACAAATATCATGCAGACAGGCTACGGCATCCAGCAGGCTATTAACGCTGATACAGTTGCTAATATGCAGAATACCAACGCTTTACAGTCACAGCTCGCCAACTGCTGCTGTGAAACGAGAGAAGCTATTCAGGGTGTAAACTACAATATGGCAACCAACACTTGTGCTTTGCAGAACACCATGAACAACAACACGAGAGACATTATTGATAGCCAGCAGGCAGGAACGAGAGCCATCCTTGATTTCCTGACTAATGACAAGATTGCAACATTACAGGCAGAGAACAATGATTTACGCAGAGCCGCTTCACAGGATAGACAGAATGCACTTCTGACTACCACAATGGCAGCACAGACAAATCAGATAATTGACGCTGTAAGACCTACACCAGTACCATCATTCCCGGCAAGCAACCTTTACGGATATGCTTACGGATGTGGATGTGGATGTAATACAGGTTGCGGCTGCTAAACAACTAAATAATCAAGTATCTTAATCGAAAGATTATGTCTGCTAAGCAGTATTACTTAAATTTAAAGGGCAGACTTATATGGTTTGCCCTTATTTTTTTAGAAAGAGAGGTAAAGACAATGGAAATTACAGGAATTGCATTACAAACAGTTGCCACCGGCGAAGATGTGGCATTTACAGAAACACCAGTTTGCGGTAGTAAGTGTATCGTACATAGACAGGGTAGTGGAATTGTAAAGTTAAGGGGTATTACAAATCAGCGTAAAGCACGATTTTTAGTATCGTATAGCGGTAATATTCAGATACCTACTGGCGGTACAGTAGAAGCTATCTCACTTGCCATTGCAGTAGACGGAGAGCCTTTGCAGTCAACGCGAATGATTGTAACACCAGCCGCAGTTGAGAATTTCTTTAATGTATCAGCACAGGCATACATAGATGTACCTTGCGGTTGTTGCAGTACAGTAGCGGTGCAAAATACATCTACACAGGCTATTGAAGTTCAGAATAGTAACTTAATCGCAGTAAGGGAGGCTTGATATTATGCACAAATGGGCTAAACAGATTATGGAATGTGTCAAGGCAAAAGTTGACGGAATTGGAATTGACAATTTTGAGGGGCAGAACCTTGACGATTTAAAGGATTTTACAGAAATAGCGAAGAATATAGCTTGCTTTGACAAGGATTACAGAATTGTTGAAGCTATGGAAAAGTCAGAAGATAATGAGGATATTATGCGTATGCTTGAACAGTACGAAGATTATCCGGACAGAAGATACTATGACGCTTACCGCTATGCAAACGGCAGATTCGCCCCTAAAGGTCGTGGAACACGCAGAGGATATGAAGAACCGCCATATTATCATATGTACCCAGAAGCAGAGCATATGAGGGACATGGATAGGGATGATAGAGGAAAGATGTATTACAGCGAACCTGCAAGCAATGTGAGTGGTAGCAATAATATGTCAAGAAACTACTCTGAAAGCAACTATGACAGGGCAAAGCGTAACTATACAGAAACAAAAGAGTTACACAAAGGGAACACTCAGGAAGATAAAGAGCATAAGATGAAATCCCTTGACGGCTATATGAAAGAGTTGTCAACAGACATCACGCACTTGCTCGGCGACATGACCGCAGAGGAAAAAAATCTTTTAAGAACAAAACTTAGTACACTTGTTTCTAAGATTTGAGAATAATATTTTTCGACAATCTAGGGCTATAGATAGCAATATCTGTAGCCTGTTTTGAACTTTGAAAACTTTATATTGTTAATGATTTTTAAATAAAGACAATCTTTGTATGCAGTTTATAGGCTAGAGTTGATACATTCCATGAAAAATGTACATAAATTTATGATACACACATGGATAGAATAACAAAAAATATCAACTGGAGGAATGATACTATGTTAGTAGAAACAAGAAAATTAAGCAAAAAAGAGGTAACTGTAGTAACAAGCCTTGATGTAGCGAAAACTTTTGAAAAGGAACATTACCATGTCATAGAGGAAATAAGAGCTATACGGGAGAAAATTAGTAGCACCGAATTTTCGGGGCTATTCTATGAAAGTGATTATGTTGCATCAAACGGCAAGAAAAATCCAATGTATCTTATGAACCGAGATGGCTTTACACTTTTAGTAATGGGCTATACAGGAGAAAAGGCTATGAAATTTAAGTTAGCCTACATCAATCAATTTAATGAGATGGAAGAACTTCTTAAAGGCAAGTTGATAGAAAGAGAAAAAGGCATTGCGGTTAGGCAATCACTTACAAAAGCAATTCAAATGTCGAAAGAAAACGAGCGTATGCACGGACACGCATATTCTGTTTATACTGACATTGTATATAGGGCTGTATTTTGCAAGACAGCAAAGCAGTTAAGAGAAGAATATGGAATTGATAAAAAGGCTAATTTGCGTGATTATTTCACAGTAGAGGAACTTGCAAAAGTCCAGTCCATAGAAATGATAGTAAGCGGTCTTGTTAATTGTGGATGGGGATATAATGAAATCAAACATTTTATTACTTCATCAACTTTAAAATTAACAGCGGCATAAAAATATTTTCTACCATTCACGAAGTCATTAACAATATAAGTTAGTGGCTTCTTTTTTGTGAGGTGATTTTATGTTTATAATAAACAATATAATGTGGCAAATTGTATTTGTACCAAGCGGCAGTAATAAACTTATGCGTTCTGACGGTTCTATTAGCCTTGCTGTGACCGATTTTAACGACAAGACAGTATATGTATCAGATAATGTAAAAAACGGCTATTTACGCAAAATAATAGCTCACGAACTATGTCATTGTTTTTGCTTTAGCTATAACATATATATGCCTATTCAGCAAGAGGAATATTTAGCAGACTGGATAAGCCTGTATGGGGCAGATTTGATATATTTACTTGACGATTTGATGATTACTTTAACAAGGAGTGTGGCATGATGGACAATTTATTAAAGCAGATTCAAAAGACAAATCCTGATATGACAGTCGAAAAACTTATCTCTGAGATACAATATAATGACTATTTGACAGTGGCACTTATTATAAGCAAAGGAGTTGTAGAAAATGCAGAAAAATGTTACAATAGCAAACAAAAAAGGAGTTGAAAGATTATGGCAGTAAAAAATGCTGATGGTGTACCTATTTCTTTTGAGTGCACGGATTTAATTAGAGAACTTGAAAGAGATATACAAGAGCTTGGTGAAGACAAGTTAATGGACGCAATAGTTGTACATCAATGTGGGGTAGAGATTTACAAAGATTATGACTTTTATCCGCTAGAGATGGAATTAAAAAAAGGTGAGCGAACAATAACAATGACTGCATCCGCATTGTTGGAAGTATTTAAAAAACAAAATTCAATATTGTAATTTCTGAAAAGGTGAATTATGAAAAATATAGATGATATGATTGGAAAAAAATTCGGAAAGTGGAGCGTTATATCTCTTTCTGACAAAAAAGACGCAAGTAACAACAGATATTATAATTGTAGATGTGAATGTGGAAATACAGGTGTTGTGGCAGGTCATAAGTTACGCAGCGGGAGAAGCAAATCTTGCGGTTGTAATAGAACTCTTGATATGACAGGCGAGAGGATAGGAAGTTTAACTTTTATAAAACCGGTAGGAAAAACAGAACAAGGACGATATATTTGGGAATGTCAATGTGATTGCGGAAATATTGTAAATAAAACAATACAAGCTGCTAAGCATAGCAGGTCTTGCGGCTGTAAAAGGATAAGAGCAGCAAAAAAAAGTATGCAGGAAAATTCCCGAAAACTGATAAGAACAGACAATACATGTTTGAACAGCTTAACTCAAAAAAAATCTAAAAACAATACTTCCGGTGTCAAGGGTGTTAGTTGGGATTCAAGTAGAGGGAAATGGCGAGCACAAATAACATTTAAAAGAAAAAATTACGGTTTAGGGAGCTACTCAACTAAAGAAGAAGCGATACGAGCACGAAAAGAAGCAGAAGAAAAATTGTTTAAACCAATTTTAGAAAAATATAATTATGAAAAGAAAGACGAGTAGCGTGTTAGAATAAGTGCTTAGAAAATATATCAAATAAATCATATTGCAATCTTGTGAAAAGTTTGATATAATATATTTTATAAAGTAACATTTATTTTAATGTGTTGTTTATTTTGCACAATACATAAATGACAGTATGTGAGTGCGGATGTGCAAATTGCCGAAAGTGAGGTGAGGGCATGAGCAGTCCCGAAAATGATTTTATAATTGTAAATACGAAAGAAGATGTACTGCGTGAAAGATACATTGCAGGAGCAGAGTTAGTCGGGAAATATGGTTTCCCAAAGCTACAATCAATTCGTGCAAATTTAGAAGATGTTGAGCCGGTACCGTTTAATCTTGCAAGTAAAGAAAAGCATCCGAAAAATTGTGTTTGTCATTTCTTTATAGATGATGTACGCTTTGAGCGGCTTTGGAACAATCCCAGCAAATACATGGGGATATTAAAAAAATTCAAATATGTATGTGGTCCTGATTTCACATTTTACGATGATATGCCGTTAGCTTTGCAAATTTGGCAAGTATATAGAAGTCGTGCATTAAGTTATTGTTTAAGTCAAGCTGGTTTAAAGATTATCCCGGCTGTAGGTTGGGGAAGTGAAAAAACTTTTGATTTTTGTTTTGATGGTTTACCGGCACACTCCACGCTTGCGGTATCGACAAACGGATGTTTTTCTGAGGATGGGAAAGAATGTTATAGAAAAGGTTTTAAAGAAATGTGCAGGCGATTGGAGCCGATTCAAGTTGTTGTTTTTGGTTCTCAAATTGATGTTGATATAGATGTAGACATTGTTTATAAGTCAAGCTACTGGCAACAAATGAGTGAGCGATTGAAAAAGAGGTGATTTGATGGGTAGCAGGAGCGGAAGCAAAAAGGGCGGCTATATTTATACGCCTGGCTTAAAAAAGATTGTATATACAGAAAAAAGAGGGGGCATTAGGATTATAAAAACTCGTTATAAATTCTTAAAACAACGGCGGTCAAAGAACAAATAGCAACTATACAGCGGTTATTATATACATAAATAGAAAAACAAGGCTAACAAGAAAAAACGGCTATATAAGGCTGTAGCAAAGAGATAAACAGACACGAAAAAAGAGACTTTTTACAGTCTCTTTTCTTTTCCAAAATGTAGCTATTAAAATAATAATTAAATATAATTTATTGTTTACATCCCAAAATGTGGCTATTAAATACAATTACTAAATATAAACTATTATTTACATCGTGTTTATTTTATATTAGTTTTAACTTAATGTCAAGACCTTAAGCGAAAAAAACTGGGTTATCGTTATCAAAAAGGTTGCAAAAAATTTTAGTATCCTTATCAATATATCGACATCTCACTTTATTAAACTTTCTAAATCCTTTTTTAGTATATTCATATTTTTTATTTATATTATATGATATGCTACACAAATCGTCAGGTACAAAAATCTCAGGAACATAAGCATTTTTTTTTAATGTCCCTATTTCGTTCTTTTGTTGTAACTCAACAATTTCAACATCATCAACTCGTAACAAATCTTCATAACGCCCTAATGACAAAAATTTGCGTGGAAATTTCAAAGATGTATAGACCACTTCAAGGTCATCATCATCTACAGTTTGTATATAAATTTCAAGTTGTAAATTTGCTAAATAATAAAATGTTTTAGGCGATTGAACCCAGCCAGTATGATTGCTGTCATTTTCATCTTCAACAATTACTGACCACCTTTTTTTAATTTCTTCTGTGATTGTCTTAAATTTCGAGCCGCCTTGCCATTGCATTTTTAGTTCTTTGTTTATGTACCCTTTTCCTGATATAAAAAAATTCATATTATGATATTCGTGCCAGCCGCAGGCACTGTGTACCATGCCTGATACTGTTGAAAATGGTGGCAATGGCAAAATTTCAGGAGAGCAGGACAAACTTACAGGAAACCTTGCAGTTTCCATGTAAGCATTTAATTTAACTGCTTTCATTGCTTTACCTCCATTCTGCTTCGCATTCAAAGCCTAAGAGAATATTTTTGTAAAGCTCGTCACTGATATTCTCATCCATGAGAGGTTTTCTATTCTCAAATCCAAGTTCCTCGTCGAGAGAAGCATCAATACCCTCTAATGCCTTTTCTCTACTAAATCCTAACTCCATAATCTCATTTAATAAATCAATAGTTTTTTTCATAATAGTCACCTTTTAACCTTTCTTTTATTTTTTATAATTATATCTTTTATAGTGATGTTTTTCAATCACCAAAAAATTATATTCCCTTTTTTATCTACATTATAATGCCACCATTTGCCTGACTGGTACATGATGCAGATATTGCCGTCCGCATCCGTCCAAGTCTTTTTAATACCGCCATGCTCCCACCAGTCAAATTGTGACCGGTGAAAGTTGTAAAAATCTTTTGCAGCTATGCCGTCATACCTCAGACTTATTCCCTGCAATTTAATTTTTGCCATAAAATTAACCATCCTTTCACTTTAAAATAAAGCCATAACCGCTATTTCTTGCGGCTTTCTGAAAATCTTCTTTCCCGTATTTTTGATACATTTTTTCGAGATTTGCGGAAATATCAAACCCGGCAAGCTTCAACTCATGCAGTATCATTATTTTTTCAATCATAAAATTAACCATCCTTTCTGTATTGTGGCTTACCATCATCAGCGTACAAGTTGCCATCTTGTGCGGACACTCCAAAAGTGGAGCGTTTCGGCTTAATCAAGTAAATTTTTTGGAGATATGTTGTATTGACTTTCGAGCTTCTCAAAGGCTTTTAAAGTAACCCGGTACTTTTTATTGCCGTCCCTCTCAGTCTCAAGTAAAGTTATTCCCCGACCTTTTAAATCTAAAGTTGTATCAATGTAGTAATGTGTTCCATAATGACTAATGCGGGCTTGTATGTCATCGGTTTTTTGGGGGCTGCTGAGCTCTTTATATTTTTGTCTGCCAACTCTGCGGAGCGTGAGCGTTTCCGCTGTTGTGATGTATTCATCACTTGCGAGACTCTCAACGGTTTCAAGATAAAACTTGCAGCTTTCGGTGCTGTCGCACATATCAAAGAAAACTCTTAGATTTTCATATGCGTTTGTATGTTCAATTCTATTTGTTGGGAAAGTAATAACATGACACATAACAACCTCTCTTTCTGCCCTCGTAACCTCCGGGGCGGGTATTTAAATTTTATTTTTCAATTTATATTGGAGTCTCACCCCGTCAGTCTTTAGCCGCTGACGGTCGCTGTTGATGAACTCTACCCCTCATCAACCAGGGGCTTTTGTATTTCTTATGTTGTATATATAATAACATAATGTAAGGCACAAATCAATATGCAAATTAACTAAAATATAAGGCACAAAGCAAAATCTTTTTTGTGCAATGTGCATAAGGCACAATATACAAAAAGAAACATATATATAGAAAGAGTTGACATAAGGCACAAAACAAGCTATCATATATACATATATAAAAAGAAAGCGAGGGCAAAAAACATGGAGCAAAAAGAATTAAAGACAAGCGAAGCAAGAAGGAGAGCAATATATAAATATGATGATAAATTCGAGCGGGTCAACTGTAGATTTATAAAAGGTACAAAAAGCCGCATCGAAAAATTAGGCTATAAAAGCATAAATGATTTCATAAAATTAGCGGTAACTGAAAAGCTGGAACACGATGAAAAAATTTTAAAATAAGGCACAAAAAACTATTGACATATAAGGCACAAATATGTATAATAAGTATATCAAATAAAGAAAGGCAGTCAAGTGGCTGGATGGTGGATATTATGAGAAGAGCATACACAGGTTACAGAGAAAGCGGAAATCAGCATTTGTACAATGATTTTACAGAAATTGAAGCGGACGAGCTTCCAAAGGTCGGCGAAGAATGGAGGGACGGGATTGTTTATGCTGTCAATGAGGAACAACTCGATTGTGAACAGCCGAACGATGATAATTTTAAATTCAACTATTATTATATAGAGTGGGTAGACGGCGACGGTGACGAGTGCGGCGAGTATGTATGTTTTTTGGATTATGAGTATAAATTAGACGACGACATGGAATATATTCAAAAAGATTTATTTAAAAAGTTAAAAGGCAATTCAAAATTATCAAATTGTGAAGATGCCAGTGACTTTGCGGAGTTTATAAACGAAGAAAACTCCGGTGGCAACCTTGAGTTTTTAGCAACAACCGCACGAATGTTTGGAAATGAGGTTGTAGACAGCGTTATAAGTGAATACGATTATTCACCCGAAATTTACAAATAAAAAAGTAAATGCAGTCAAAAGCGGCTTGAAATATAGCTGCTTTTAAATTCAAAAATAATATCATAAAAACAAAAAAAGAAAGGCGGAATGGTAAATGAGCAAAACTATGACTAAAGAACGAAGAAAGAAAATCTATGACATGACTAGAGGGAAGTGCTTTTATTGCGGTTATGACATTGATTTAGAAAACTTTCATGTAGACCATTTTATCCCGAAAGCCAAGGGCGGGAAAATGAGGGAAAATCTTGTTCCTGCTTGCCCCCAATGCAACATGATAAAAGGTGACAAAAGTATAGAGGAATTTAGAAGAGTTATTCTGAATTATCTTCATACAGATACACATGTAATGATGGTTGATAAATATATGACGATTGTTAGAAGACCCATCAAGTTTTATTTTGAAAAACGAAAATTTCTAAAAAAATAGTACAATTTAATATTAGCTTTAAACTTATAAACTCGAATTTTTGTATAATTATATAATGTGTGTTTTTATAGTTGAAAATTTACAAAACTTTAATGATATTTACAATGTTTCATGTTAGTTTTGCCTAAAAAACATACTATTTTTATACAGATTTTCGAGTTTTTCGATACCCTATACAAGCATCTGTATCTGTTACTGTTATATCAAAGACTTTAACTCTTAGATAAAACTATAGTATTAGCCAGTAAAGTATATTAAGCATAAATATATATATAAATACAGCCAGTAGAGTATATTATAAACCAATACAGTAAATTATACACACATATAGCCAGTATGTAGATTATATATAAAGCAAAAAAACATATTTAGGGTATTGACAGTAGTTATATTTAGCTGTATAGTAGATGCATAAATTAAATAACTTAGCTGTTTAGCACTTGTAAGAGATATATAAACACATGTATAGAGTATGTGTAGAATGTATATCTTTACAGGTGCTTTTTTATATTTATAACAATACTGGAGGTGAGAAGATGGTAAAGGATGTAGAGCAAAACATAGATGTATTTGAAAATGATGTAGATAAATATTTACAGCTTTTTCTTGAAGAACAAGGCATAGAAGACATGAGAAGCGAGCCGCAAAATGTGTGGAGTTCTGCATTGATGTACATTCAAAAGCATGTATTTAAAAATAATAAAATGTTAAAAATGACTACACCACCAGAGGGTTATATAAATAACAACTATGACAACGAGCATAGCAATCTTAATAAGAGTAACTGTAATGCATATGACTTAGAGAAAGTAAAACGTATATGCGATATATATATATATGAGTGTATGCTATATGATAAAATACCTACTCAACAAGGATTTATATATATGACAGGTATTACAGTAGACACTATATGCAGGTGGAAGAAAGATAGTAGTGTACTAAGTAAAGCGGGTTCAGAGTTTTTGCAAAATCTTTATGATAGTGAGGAAGAGGCTTTGATGTCTAAAGCGTTCTCGCTCAGGAATCCGACCGGAGCACTCGCAGCACTTAATCATAAAAAGGGTTGGCGAGAAGATGGCAAGTTGCATATACAGCAAGTCGAACAAAAGACAGCCGACCAGCTTCCAAGACTTGACACAATGCCCCAAGATGTAGCGGTTATCGAGGATAAAAACCACTAGATGTTGTGCGAATTTTGATAAACTTTAAGATAAACAATAGTTTATCAAAGAGTTAAAAAAAAGCGGGATGCCGTCACCAACGGCAGGGGGTCCCCCTCTGACAGAGCTGAAAAATTCGCCCCACTTAGTCCCTCAAATATTCTCAAAAAACAAAAATGGCGAAAAGGAGATTTATATGTTAAGTACGATAGCGCTATTATATTTAATTTTTACAATCGGCTGTCCTGTATGGATAAAAGCCTTAGTTATTACAGAGCTTGCTTGGAAAGCATATGAAATTTTATGTTGGATATACAATGCTGGTAAAGAATCAAAGAGGTAGCATATGAAAGAATATACGGTAAAAGATTTATTTACAGTAATGAAAAGAGATGTACCGGTAAAACATATCGTGAGAAACATTTACTTGATACACAATCACATAGTTGATTGGAACTTTGACAAAACCGGTTCAGCGCCTACCGTGACATATATTTTGACTAAAGGCTGGCATTTAGCAAGATTGATTTGAGGAGTAGTTGAATGGTAGTAGAAATTATCAGAAAATTGTTTTGCAGACATGAGCGGAAACTTAAGCATAAACTTGCAATTTATGAAGATGAGGACAAATTACCTATAGGCTATAAAGATGTTTATGTCTGTGAAAAGTGTTTGCGAAAGCATTTTATAAAATATTAAAGCAAAAGGAGAACAAAAATGACTGGCAATGAGTATCAAAAGTTTGCAAACAGAACTTGCAGTATTACAGAAAACAAAACGGATATGCTGCATCATGCAGTATTCGGTTTAACATCTGAGGCAGGAGAAGTAGCCGGGATGTTACAAAAGGAATATCAGGGGCACGAATTTGATATAGACCATTTCAAGAAAGAATTAGGAGATTGTACATGGATGATTGCGGAAGCGTGTACTGCGGTCGGAATAACTCTTGACGATGTATTTAACACGAATATTAAGAAATTAAAGAAACGCTATCCTGATGGTTTTACAACAGAAAATTCACTGCATAGGGCAGAAAATGATATATAAGAGTGAGGTGAAGAGATATGGTAATTAGAGCACCAACAATTTAAAGTGAAACATTTTTTGAAACTTGTTTAACAATTATTTTTTTTCATATCTTTGTATCTTCTGAGAAATATTACATATCACACACCGCAAGGCGATAACAGTCTTGCGGAATAATGGGGCATCGCCAAGAGGTTAAGGCATAGCACTTTGACTGCTACATCATGGGTTCAAATTCCATTGCCCCAGTTTGGCAAGATGCCATCTTTGTTTTTCTTCTTGCAAAATCGCGGAGAAAAACTCCTTTCCCACACTAGCGGAATGCTGATTAAAGAGCCATCGCACGGCTCGGTGTGGTTGTTCGGGTGTCTATCCCACGATGCCCGAACTTACATACTTTTTCCGTACTGGACTAATGTAGTTCTATTACAACTTTCACACCCACCCATAACACACAGGTGCTTGCATGCCATCTTTAATACTCCAACATGGAGCGTATGCAGACTTTGACGTATAGTTTAATGGTAAAACAGCAGTCTCCAAAACTGTTAGATGTGAGTTCAAATCTTGCTACGCCAGTTTGTGCAAAAGTAACATACAGCGTAAGAGATGGTAGCGGCATTGAGTTGTTCTAAAAAGCAATGTTATTGAGTTGCAAATACAAGCCGAGTAAACAGCAGGGGAACAACCTACCAATAAACAACAGAAAATCATAACGCGTGTCCCTATTCATAGGTGTCGGCTAACTGTTGCATATTCTCTGCTTTTGCATTTATCATCGTGTCAACACTTGTGCAGAAACCAATGTCGGCAATGGGAGAACAGAAACTAGCTGTTGACACAACCGCCTACGCTAAAATTCCTGGGTATGTCGTGGGTGGCTTGAACTGAAATAAAAAACAATAGAAGAGTAGGCAAGGTGCTTTATCCGGTTCGATTCCGGACTACTCTTTACTAAATTAACTTTAAAATATTAGAAAAGGAGTAAATAATGGATAATTTACAGCAACACAAACAGCTTTTGCAACAGATACATGATACATATGTCAAGAAAAATCACGATTACGGAGATAGCTTTAGTCGTTCATTTAAGAAATATGGATTAGTAGCGGCTATGGTTCGCATGGAAGATAAATGGAACAGACTTGATAATATGGCAACAGGAGCAGAACAGAAAGTTGCTGACGAAACTATAAGAGATACGCTGCTAGACCTTGCTGGATATTGCGTTATGACAACGATGGAACTGGACAGAGAGAAAGATAATGCAAATCAAAAAGCATTTGAAGAACAGGTTCGGGATGAATATACCGAAGTTTTTGGAGAAGATAACGAGAACGAAAATGAAGAAACAGATACTTCTAATAAAACATCAGTGGAAAAGAGTTCTATTGATGTAGGCAAGGTAATGGCTTTACATAATGCCAAATGGTCGCAAGCAAAGATTGCTGATGAAATGGGATGCTCACAAAGTATGGTTTGTAAGATTATCAAAAAATATAAACAGTGAGGTAGTAGGTAATGGATTTTGAAGAATTAACAAGAAAAATAACTGACATAAAAGATAAAGAGATGGCTATAGAGTTTACACAAACTATTGGTAAATTATTAAAAGAAAACGGAGTGACAGTGCATTGTTCAGAATGTGAACAGAGCATTATGACTGGAGGCTTATTAGAGATTGTTTTTGATAAACTTGATTTTAATGAGCATGACAAAAAGTTTATAGATGAAATCGAGTGCTGGAAGAAAAAATGCAGTGATTTAAGTAACTACAACAAACAATTAAAATATGACTTGGAAAAATGCGAAAACAAGAAAAACGAAAACAAAAAGTTACCGTTTGACCCACTAGAAGTTGTCAATATGCTCATCAATGAAGCATATGAATACAGCATTCCATTTACAGGGAGAAAAGCCGAAAGTAGAAAGTATGGAATTGACGAGTTAGAACAGATTGCGGAGCATTTGCTTGTTTACTGTAAGCACAACAATATTGAGGAGCAATAATGTTTAAAAGACTATGTAATCTATACATACGCAAGAAAACAAAGAATTTAACAAGAATACCATTGTTTACAATGACATTTAATTATCGTAAATATAAAGCAGATGGCAAGAAATACAGTTGTATGTTTTATGCACACCCTGATATTGCAAAAGATAAATTTGTGAAAGAAAAATTGTGTGAAGTAGTTGATTATATCAGAGATAACTATGATTTGGATATATTTACGAAGATTTGAGGTGATATGATATGTGTAAATTTTGCGAAGAAAAATTCCCCATCATAACACATTATGGCAAATTTAAGATTGATAAGTTGTCAAATAAACCTGTAATTACATGCGACTTGAATAAATGTCCGTCCTTTGCGGTGTGTAGCAGTAAAGATATGAATGTTGAAATGGTAATGAAAATAGATTATTGCCCTATCTGCGGTAGAAAGTTGGTGGAAGAATGAAACATCAAAAAGAATGGCACACTTGCGACAGGTGCGGTGTTGAAATCGAGTACAACTATAGTGCTATTGTGGATATTGAAGTAGAAAAGCAATCATACAGCCTTGGTATCTGCGGAGTTATTTATAAGAGAAAAACGCAAAGAGAAAGCAATAGTTTTGAATTATGTCCTAAGTGCAGGAGAGATTTTGAGAGGTTCATGAGGAATGAGTGATATATATGCGATACCTGTGTACAGATACAAAAACAATAAACTCTGTTCGGCGTTTGAAGAGGCCAAGGAAAATGAAGAGTTTGTAAGCCTTGCGGATTTCAATGCAACAGAGAAGAGATTAAAGAAACGGATAATAGAATTATCGGCAAAGATAGAGGCCTGTGAGGAATGAATGACATTGACAATCCTTTATCAGGGTATCAATCGCCACCCGAAGAAGCATTGAGAAATTTTGGAATAGATATTTCAAGAGAAGTAGTAGAAAAATATGCTTTGGAAAATTTTGGCAGACTGCCACAAAGCCATATTGAAATGACTTCTGCTAGGGATTCTAAAATAATGGAGGAAGCAAGGAAGTTTATGAGGAATGAATGAGAAAATTAAGATAATATCCGATGGCAAAACTGCACAAGTGTTTATTGACGGCAAAAAAGTAAGATGTACCGATATAGAATTGCATTTTATCGCTCATACAAAGCAAAGTCCAATGATTAAAGTTAATGCACAATGGCATAAAACAGATGAAAACGGAAATGTAATTTTGAATGAGGATAAAACTGCCATATTAACAGAGGGTATCAAAATAAATTGTTAGGAGTGTTTGAAAATGCAAATAATAGTAATGCTTGTGATGGCAGGAGCCGCATTTTTGTTCTTGGGTGCATATTTTTTAATCGACTATATCATAACAGGACAAAGGCTCAAAATAAATCAAAAGGCTTGGGATGAATACAGTACAAATATGGATTTTGATAGAAAGGTCGATGAGTATTTGCCTTGGTGTATAGGACAAAAGATAAAAAACGGGTGGCATAATTATTATTTTCCAAAATTTTAAGGAGCAAAGTTATGAAAATATCAGAAATGAATAATTGCATTGAAGAAATGCGAAAATGCTACAATTTTAAAGATGATGAAACAGAAATTAGACTTACAGATATGATAAGCCATGATGACAAATGTGTTTGTGTTAGTACAAAAGATGAAAATGGGACAACAATTGTAATGACAATGCATGTAGACAAATTAGTAAATGTTTAGTTGCTGATTATCAGCGGAAAGGAATTTTTATGAAAAAATTATTTGTGAGTATGCCAATGAAAGGCAGAACAGAGGAAGAAATCAAAGCAAGTGTTCAGAAGATGAAAAAGATTGCGGAGATATGCGAGGGCGAAGAATTAGAGCTTATAGACAGCTATGTTGAGGATAACCCACCGAAAGATAGCAAGGAAGCCATTTTGTTTTTAGGAAAAAGCCTTGAGAAATTAGCACAAGCAGATGTGTTTATTGGTATATGTGAAAGCTATGATTGGAATGGCTGTTACATTGAAAGAGAAATAGCAGAAAGATATGGCATTAAGGTATATGCAATTCTGGCACAATATGTAATTGATAATTATAATGCACTTATTCAGAAAATGCATCCAATTTGCTGCAACACATGCCAATAATCTAACAAAATTTTACCGACTAACAAGTGGAGTTAGTCGCTACCCTAAAACAATTATAGGCAGAGGTCTATAAGCACCTTTGCTAGAAAGCGAGGTGCTTCTTTTTTGGCATCTAAATATCTTAAAGAAACAATTCAGAGTTACGAAAATTACATAGAGAAAAATGGAATAGATGAAAGTGTTATTGATGCATACATAGAAGCGGCAGGAGTGGCAATAAATACAGAAAAGGATATTCAGTATGGATTGCAACTTACAAAGCGTTCTAAGGGCTTTGTAGAGCGTTTTTGCATGAAAAAAACAGGCGGCACAATATGGAAATTGGAAAAGTATGCGTTTGAGAATAAAGTTGAGTATGATTTAATTGATAAATATTATAAACCAACATTGTATGAAGCTCAAAACAAAATTGTAGACAGTTATTTTCAGTACATAGAAAGAAAAAGAGAGCCTAAAGACAGATTTTATATGCCACGAAGAAAGCAATTAGTAAAAATTGGGCTTATTGATGCATTACAAGGCATGATTGATGATAAATACGATATTTTGTGTGTCAGCTTAGTGCCGGGTGCTGGGAAAAGTACGGTTGAAAAGTTTTTTCATTCGGGCATAGCTGGTTGGTTTCCAAAAGATTATAGTTTGTTTTATTCTCATAGCGGTGATATTACACGAATGTATTATGATGGCGTTTACGACATTGTGACAAATGACGAGGAATATGCATGGCATGAAATATTTCCAAAACTTTCAGTAACAAGCACAAATGCAAAGATGGAACAGTTTAACATAGGGAAATATAAACCATTTCCAAGCGTGCAATGCACATCTGTAGGAAGTAAAAATGCCGGTAAAGTTCGTGCAAGTAAATTTTTACTTGTAGATGATATGATAGGCGGCATCGAGGAAGCCTTAAATCCGGTTATTCTTGATAAACTATGGAATAAGTATGCGGTAGACGCAAGACAGCGTAAGACACAAGACACGGACGGAAAGCCGTGTAAGGAGATACACATTGCTACTAGGTGGTCGGTACATGATGTTATTGGCAGAATACAAAATATGTATGAGGAAAATCCGAGGGTTAAAGTGATTGCAGTACCGGATGTTGACCCGATTACAGGAGAGAGCAACTTTAATTATGAATATGGAGGCTTTACAAAAGAGTTCTTTGCAGACCAACAACTTTTGATGGATGAAATCTCTTATAGATGTTTGTATAAGCAAGAACCTATTGAGCGTGAGGGATTATTGTTTCCTGATGATAAAATACGCAGATACCTTAATTTGCCACACGGAGAACCGGAGATTATTACAGGACAGTGCGATACAAAAGGTAAAGGTACAGACTATTTTGTATTGCCAGTGCTTCAAAAATATGGTGATGATTATTATTGCGTTGATTGCGTGTGTGACAATACGGCAGATTATGAAGCACAATACAGAAACGCAGCGGGTGTACTTGTAAATAATAAAGTACAGGAATGCGAATTTGAGCGTAATGCCGGTGGAGACAGAGTTGCAATGGAAGTTAATAAGCGTGTTGAGAGTGTCGGATGGATATGTAACATCACTGACACCCCAACGGAAACAAATAAGGAAGCAAGAATATTTCAGTGTTCCAACTGGATATTACAACACATTATTTTTAAAGACCCATCGCTTTACAAGCCAAACGAACCATACGGAGTAATGATGTCGCTTTTAAAACAATATTCAGTATCAGGAAAGAAACAGTTAGATGATGTACCAGATGTTTTTTCAAACTTTGCGTTAAGAATGACAAAAGGAAATAGAATTTCCAAAGTTGAAGCGGCTGTAAATCCTTTTAGTAGCGGTAGGAGGTATTGATATATGACGACAAAAGACTATCTTAATCAAATCAATAGATTAAATATGCTGATAAATAATAAATTACTGGAAATTTCACAGTTTAAAGAGCTATCTTGTAGCATTTCAGCAGTTAAAAACGATGAAAAAGTAATGACAACACCTAATCAAGACCCAATCGGGACAAGCATAGCAAAATTGGACTATATGGAACGAAAACTTGATAATATGATAGACGATTATGTTGACAAGAAGAACTATATTATATCTCAAATTCAAAATATAGAAAATGATGATTACTATGAGATTTTATTTGCAAGATACATTGAAAAACTGACTTTTGAAAAAATAGCAAATAAGACAGGATGGTGCTGGCGACAAGTTCACAGAATACATTCAAAAGCATTAAAAGAATTTGAAGAAAAATATGGAGATGAATATTTATAAAGTTGTCATAGAATGTCACATAGCGAATGTGATATTATTATAATTGTAAAAATAATCATATAAATACTTCTTTTCAGTGCGTATCACTTTTTAACAGGTGGTACGCATTTTTTACGGAGAAAAACAGAATGAAAAGTAAAATGATATATTGTCCTCAATGCAGGCGAAAAGTCGCTACATATGATGGGCGAGCAACGATAAATAAAATTGCAAAATGCAAAAAATGTGATTTACAAGTTATTTATGATGTTGCAAGGGATGAAACAACAGTTAAGCCGTTACCAAAAAGAGAAACATCTAGCGGTGCTGTTTTATATTAGGAGGGAATATGCGGAACACAAGACCTCTGAGAGATATTATAAAAGGAAATTACGGCAGAAAAGTATTATATACTACTGCGGAGACAATAACACAGGACAACATATTAAAGGTTGTCGGTGATGTTATCGGAAATTTCTATTATAACAAAACTATAACAGATTATTTGTGGCGATATTACAAAGGCGACCAACCGGTACTATACAGAACAAAAGTTGCAAATGATGATATTATAAACAAAATTGTAGAAAATCATGCATATGAGATAGTGCAATTCAAAGTCGGACAAACCTATGGGGAGCCGGTACAATTTGTGAGTAGAAAAGATGACGATGCCGTAAATAATGCCGTTGATGAACTTAACGACTATATGTCAGATGCAAATAAACAAGAAAAAGACATTAAGTCGGGTGAATGGCAGTCGGCAACAGGAACATCATTTAAAGCATTACAGTTTTCTGATGGTGACATACCATTCAGAATTGTGTGTCCTACACCCATGAATACTTTTGTTATTTACAATTTAAGTACAGAAGAACCTATGCTTGCGGTACAAGAATTAAAGGACTTTGAGGGCAACTATTACAAGTTGTGCTACACAAATACAAACTCATGTATTATTAGAGACGGCGTTGTTTCTGAATGGAAGTTACATGGTTTTGGCAGTATTCCTATCGTTGAGTTTCCAAACAATCACGAAAGATTGTCTGACATTGAAATTGTTATTGATATGTTAGATGCAATTAACAATATGCAGTCTAACAGAATGGATGGAGTTGAACAGTTTGTTCAGTATTGGGTTAAGTTTATAAATTGCGAGATTGACGAAGAAACATTTGAAAAAATGAAACAAAGTCACGCATTAGCAGTCAAATCAATCAATAAAGATAATAAATCAGATGTTGACATTATGACGCAAGAACTTAATCAAACACAATGTCAAGTTGCAAAAGATGACTTGTGGGACAATACATTATCTATTTTGGCTATACCAAACAAAAATAACAATAACAGCGGCGGCGATACGCAAGGGGCTGTACAGCTAAGAAATGGATGGGACTTTTCTAAAACTAGAGCAAAGTTAAAAGACCCGATTGTTAAGTCGTCAGAAAAACGGCTTGCTAAAGTAGCTTTAAATATTATTCGTATTAAAGACCATGATTTAGGTATAACATTAAGAGATTTTGATGTACAGATAAATCATAGCCCCCAAGATAATATGTACACTAAGGCTCAGACATTGTTACAGCTTTTACAGTGCGGCATACATCCGCTTATAGCAATAAAAACAGTAGGATTGTGGGGAGATGCAGAAAAGACATTCTTGTTATCACAGCCGTACATAGATAATTTATGGAAAACTATTGATGATGTAGAAGCACAGGAACAGAAAGCACAAGAAATAATGCAACAAATGAACAGTAACAATGAAGTAAATAATGATAATAACAAAAATGAAGCAGTTATCGAGTAATTGGTAGCTGTTTTTATTTTATAAAAATTCGCAATGCCGTGAGCGTATAAATCGGCAATGTCACCCGGTGTCGTTGCACCGTATAAAAATTCGTAGGACATAACGGAGGTAATTTATGAAGAGAGAAGAACTGACAGCTATGGGTTTGACTGATGAACAGATTGAAAAAATCATTGCTGAGAATAGTAAGGATGTTCAGGCAGCAAACGCAAAAGCAAACAAAAACAGTGAAGAGCTGACAAGACTGCGTGAGTTGGAAAAGGAATACACAGCCATGAAAGATAAGGATTTATCCGATTCGGAAAGACTGCAAAAAGACCTTGATTCTGCAAATGCAAAAATCGCAGAACTTGAAAAGACACAAGCTATTGCGAATCAGAGAAGCAATGCAGCATCCAAGTTTAACATTTCTGCTGAACAGGCGGCACAGGTTATCAAAGATGACGGCAGTTTTGACTACGAAGTACTCGGAAAAATTATCTCTGATAAAGAAACCGCTGCGGCACAGGCTAAGGAACAGGAGATTGCAAACAATACGACAAATCCGGGCGGCAGCAGTGCAGGTAGTGATAAAGGAACTGAAAAACCGGCAGATGTTGAAAATGCCGAAAAGATAACTTTCGGAGAAGCATCAGCCAACAATGAAGCAAAAAATGAATATGTTTTATAGGAGGTAAACAATGGGAAAACCTATTGAAAGAGATTTCACACAAAGTAAAGGGATTTTGAAATTTTTCCCTTATGAGGGTGCGGCGTGCATAGTACCGCAGACGATGGTAGCTGATGCGGACACAAATGGCCGCAAGATTGTTAAAGCGGGAACACCATTCCCTAGCAATGACAAGGATTGCGTAGGTTATCTGCTTAAAGATGTAGATGTAACGCAGGGTGACGCACCAGGAACATATGTATATCAGGGAACTATCGACTGGGAAAAAGTGAAAGGACTTTCAATCGCAGAAGCGGCTAGAAAGGCAACACCTAGAGTAACTTTTTACGGTGCAACAGCATTAGCAGGCGAATAATAGGAGGTAAATAGAACTATGGCAGCATTACCATTATCAGAAGCATTTACAGCGAGAAGTCTTGGTGTAATGTGGAATAATTATGAAAAAACTTTAGGTTCTGCCCCTTATCTTGGCAGACAGAAGTTTGGAACAAGAAAACAGGATTCACTTGAACTTAGATTTATCAAAGGCAAAAGTGGACTTCCAGTATCGTTAAAGGCATCTAACTTTGATGCGCAGGCAGAGCTAAGAGATGCAGGTGGTTTCTCCGACATTCAGAACAAAATGCCGTTCTATCGTGAAAGTTATATGGTCACAGAGGAAGAAGAACAGGAGTACGCAAACTATCAAAGTGCTGAAAACTCTAGCCTTGCAAATCAGGTACTTAGAGAAATTAGCAAGAAGCCTATGAACCTCATTGAGGGAGCGTTAGTAGTCCCTGAGCGTCAGATTTGGAACTTGTTAGCACCAGCAGATGGAGTTCCAAAAATTCCGGTTACGATTGGTGGAAAGAACTACAATGTTGAATATACATTAGACAGTGGAGTGGAACATAAGAAAGACCATTTTATCGAAATTCAGACGCCAGCTGATAAGTGGGATGCGCCGACAACGGCAACACCCCTCGACGACCTTATACAGGCAAGAAGAACATTTGCAAAGAAAACAGGTTATTCACTGACAAGATTTACTATGAATACAGAAACTTTTGAGAAACTTCTTGAAGCTGAGGACACAAAGAAGCAGGTACTTGGAATTGCGGCATATCAAGGTGGTATTAGAGTACAGCAGGGGCAGGTTGTTGACTATCTTAAAGGATATGGGATTGAGATTGAAGTTTACGACAAACTTTATATTGACCCAGCAGACGGTCAGACAAAATATTTTGTACCAACTGGTGTTATTTGTGCTCAATCGGGCGGTGTGTACCTCGGAGACTATGTGTTTGGCAGAACTCCTGAGGAAAGAAGTGGAAGTCTTACAGACGGAAATATTTCTATTGTGGAAACTGGTATCGCTGTTTACACATATGCTACTAACCACCCTATCAATACTCATTGCGTCGTATCTATGATAGGACTTCCGACATTTGAGGGAATGGATAGCGTTGTAGTTATGAAAGTAATGTAGGAGGTGCTACATGAAGGCAACACACACTATTAAATACAACGGAAAATGGTATAAGGCAGGCGAAGAAATAGGGGCAGTTGAAAAGACTGCTTCTATTCCATTTGAAACGCCTAAATATACCAAAACAGATATAAACAGAATGAGTACAGCAGATTTACAGTCACTTGCATCTAAAAACGGAATTGCTAATGCTGACAGCTTTAGCGGTGCTGATTTGAAAAGTATGTTAATTGAGAAATTCAATTTGTAGGAGGTGATAATATGAAATTCATAGATGCTTTAGAGTTGTTGAAACAGGGTAAAAAAATAAAATTACCTAGTTGGAGTGGCTACTGGGTAAGGGAAGATAATACAGTAAAAATGTATTGTAAAGATGGTAATGTATTGGATATAAGAGAAACAGAAGATGTATTTTATACATTATCTAATATTGCATCAGAAAATTGGAAAGTGGCAGAAGATGAAGAAATTCATTTAGATGTGCATACTTTTACTTTCGGAGAAGCAATCCGTAGATTAAAAACAGGACAGAAAGTTGCACGAAAAGGTTGGAATGGCAAGAAACAGTATATTCAGTTGGCAACAGGCATCTCTTATAAAACAGGAGATGATGAAATTGTAAATTGCGAACATGATGCGATAGGTAATAAAGCGATTGCTTTTGTCGGAACATCTGGTGTACAGATGGGCTGGCTTGCATCACAGGCTGATATGCTTGCAGAGGATTGGATTGTTGTAGAATAGAAAGTGAGGCTTAAATATGGAATTGAACAAAGCAGAATATACGATTTTAGCACAAGTCAAAATCAGACTTAAACAATTTCATATTGATACAGTCACAAATGAAGATGATACCACAAAGGATGTAGTCGTGTTTGATAACAAAGAAGATGATTTGCTCATTGAACAGCTTATTAAACAGGCTACAGAAGATGTTAAAAACAGGAGAAATTACCCCGACAGCTACACGGAAGAAATGATAACAGAGGACTTGAAACAGTTCGAGGGAGTTATCGTTAATCTTGTTGTGTACGACCATTCACAGGCGGGCGAAGAATTTATGGCGAGTTTTGGCGAAAATGGTGTAAGTCGAACATGGAAAGACAGAGACAGCTTATTTGTTGGGGTATTTCCTTTTGTAAAAATGTTATAAACATTAAAAAGAAGATTGTGCGTACCATATACGTGAGGTCACGAAAATGGTGCAGGCGATACACTTTAAAGGGTGGTGGGCGGTGTATCAAAATTATACAGGAGATATAAAATGCAAGATATTTTATTACAAACATATATAATAGCATTACCGATTTTTTTGGGCTATATTGTTTGGCTTCTAAAACAACAAAAAAATGATAAAGACGCAAATAGCAAAGGAACTATGTTGCTATTGCGTGTACAACTTATCGAATACCACGATAAGTATATGAAAATTGGTGAAATGCCCTCTTATGCGTATGACAATTTTGTTGAAATGTATAACGCATATCACGCACTTGGCGGTAATGGCATGGTAACCAAAATGTATAACGAAATACAGGAAATTCATTTAAAGAATGGAGGTAAAGACTAATGGATATAACATCAGTATCAACAGTAGTTGCCATTGTCGTGATTACATATCTTATGGGGTATGCGGCAAAGCAGATACCACAGATAAAAGATAACCTTATTCCGGTTATTGTAGGCATAGCAGGAGCAGTCTTGGGCGTTATTGGTATGTATATCATACCTGATTTTCCAGCAAGTGACATTCTCAATGCTATTGCTGTCGGAATTGTTTCGGGATTGTCCAGTACCGGTATAAATCAGATTTATAAGCAAGGAAAAACAAATGCTTGATATAAATAAACAGGCTATGAAATATTCACAGCAGGGACAACGAATAACAATCTATGAAAAAGACGACGAGGGTAACATACTTTACGAGGGATATACTGATAATGAGGGCAATTTTATCCCTTATCTTGATGATGAGGGTAATAAAATTCCGAAAATTATTGGCGAAGTAATTGGCTTTTCTAAACCAGTTGACTTTAAAGCAAACATAGCTTTCAGCGGTGGCGAAGCAAAGATTGAAGAATTTGGCTTTGATACTGCTGACTATGACGCAATCATGTTGACAGACAGAAACAAATTTCCGCTTAAGAAAGGGGATTTAATATGGCTTGATAGCGAAGTAGAATTTACTGACGGAGAAAACGAAGTAGTGGACGAAACATCAGCAGATTTTACTATTGTTGGAATTAAGCCGGCTTTGAAGTCAACAAAGTATGTGCTTAAAGCGGTTGTAAAGTAGGTGATTATGTCTAAGCAAACAATAGCATTAGGATTGTCGGTAAAGTCTGTAGAAAAGGCTATAAGACAGCTTAAAAGCTATAAACAATGGCTAAGGAATAAAACGACAGAACTTGTAAAAGCACTTGCAGAAGTTGGCATACCTGTTATAGAAACTAATGTAGCCGAAGCAGGCTACACTTTTGATAGCAAAGGTGTAAGGAGTGGCTCAAACACTGAACATTACACATATGTACGACTTAATAACTTTGGAAGTTATGCACAGGCAAATCTTGTTGTAGAGGGCGAAGAAATTCTTTTTATTGAGTTTGGAGCTGGTGTTTATTACAACGGCGAAGCAGGAACAAGCCCACATCCAAAAGGGCAGGAATTTAACTTCCTTATCGGCTCATACGGAGCCGGTCATGGAGTGCAAAAGGTTTGGGCTTACTATGATGAAACAGGAGCATTAGTAATGACCCGCGGTGTAGAAGCAACAATGCCTGTTTTAAAAGCGTATGAAAAGATTATAGCTGATTATGTATCAGTAGCAAGGAGAGTATTTGGAAATGGATAAATCAAGTTCATGGGCTTTAGAATTTAAAAATACTCTTTATAGCTTGTTTTCATACAACCTAAAAAAAGAGTATGGAACAAAATATAAAAACCTTAATATTACACAAGATGAAGAATTAGAGGGAGTAGCGGTGTTTCCTACAGTGTTATTTCAACAAATTTCATTTACAGAAGTAGGCAAAACACTTGACGGACAGTTAATAAACGCAATACGACCTATTTTTCAGATAACAATAACATTTAAAGGAAATAGAAGTGATTTAGAAAATGTAGCGGCATATGCCGTTTTATTTTTTAAAGATAAAAGATTTGAAGTAACAAGCATCGTCTATGGTATTTCAAATAAAGTCAGGTCGGCAACTTTCAGAGTATCAAGGGTAGTTGCGGCAAATGACAGATTGTAACTTATAGACCGGACATTTTTTAGAAATGTTCGCTAACTGCATAAAATTAGCAGAAGAAAGTGAGGTAAATATGGCAGCAGCCGGAATTTCGACACTCGGTATTACTTTCGGTTACGGAGTAGAAACAACAGCAGGAACAAAGCCAACAACTTTTAAACAGCTGACAAGAATAAACGCAATCGGAGGTATCAATATTGAGCCGGAGCAAATAGACGCATCAGCACTTGAAGATTACACGACAAAATATGTCAAAGGTCGTGCCGATACTGGTGGGTCTTTTGCAGTAACGGTAAACTTTACGGATGATACTGTAAAAGAGTGGGAAGCTCTTATAAAAGCGTATAAAGCGTTGACAGGTGGGAAACAGATGTGGTTTGAAACTATCATTCCGGGCATTGATAAAGCGTTATTTGTTATCGCAGAGCCGCCGGAGAGCATCCCTCAGCCGGAAATCGGGCAGAATGAACTCTTAACAGTTGAGATGAACTTGACTATTGTTGAGAAAAAAGACCCTGATACAAAGGTAGACTTTACACCGGGGGAATAAATAGCTATTCGGCTGAGACAAAGGCTGTGTCGGATAGCAAATCTAAAACAGCCGACTACTCATACGATAAAGATGAAACAATTTAAAAATAGCAAAATTGATTAAATGATTAAAAGTGGGGCGGTCTTAGGACTGCCCCCTTTCTTACAAATGTAAGGGAAAGGGAAATAATATGTATAAAATTATAAATATCAATAAAAAGGACTATAAACTTGAATACTCATTAGAAGCATCACTTTATCCTGAGAGCACAGAAAAGTTATTAGAACTTATATCATCAACAGATGCAGAAAACGAGAATGACAAGATTAAAAATATAATTAAAGGAATGTCAAATGTTCCACAAACAACATTACATATGTTCTATGCAGGCTTACTTGAGCATCATGGTACAGGCTCAGATAGTGACGGAACAGTAACATCAATAGAAGATGCAAAGGCATTGTTAAAACAGTATATAAGTGAAAATAAAACAAACTTCTATGCTGTTATGGAAATAATTATGGGACAGATGGCAGAAGATGGTTTTTTAGACTTGATAGGTCTGAACGACATAATACAGACCGAGGAAGAAGAACCGAAGAAAACTCCGAAAGTTCCACAAGACCACATGAAGAAAAAATAAGTTTCAAAGATAATATAGAAAAAAATATCTTGCCAAGTGCGATAAAGGCAGGATTGACATATAAAGAAGCTATGCATATGACCCCGAAAGCCATTGAGATGCATATAGAAGCGTATAGTGAGAAAGAACAGGAAAAAGTAAAAGTATCTGAATATCTTTCATGGCTCAACGGCTATTATGTTGTCGAAGCAATAGCTTGTACTTTTGGGAAAGGAAGATACCCTAAAAATCCTTTACAGGAAAATAATAATAATGAGAACGGCGAAAAGCCAAAATCAGAATTGCAGAAGCAAAGAGAATTATTTGCGGCAAGATTATTTGCTACATTTGCTAATGCAGAATTAGATAAAATAGAAAAAGAGGAATAGCAATTTTATTTGCCGTTCCTCTTTTGTTTTTGAGGTGATAATCAATGAAAATGACTACAAAATATGCAAAAAGCATTAGTTATGGGAATAAAAGACCATTAAGTAATATCAAATACATTGTCATACATTACACAGGCAATAAAGGAGATGTAGCACAGAATAATCTTGATTATTTTGCAAATGGCAATACAAGACAGGCAGGAGCACATTTCTTTGTTGATAAAAAAGGAAAAGTCGGCAAGTCAATAGCAATGAACCGTACAGCATGGGCGGTAGGTGGCAACCATAAAAGCGGCAGAAAAGGCGAAGCGGCTTATTTTGGCAAATGCACAAACGCAAACTCGGTGTCTATTGAATTGTGTGATATGTGCTTAAAAACAAACTGGGAACAGATGTATGCGACAAGAAAACTTGTTAAATACATTCAAAGTAAGTGCCCTAACGCAAAAACAGTTATAAGACACTGGGATGTAAACGGTAAAGAATGTCCTGCACCTTTTATTGGCACAAGTAACGAAAAGTGGATTGAATTTAAACGCTTTATAACAGCAGGATATAAATTCAAAGCAAGAGTTACTAAAAATGCTACTTTGAGAAGTTCGGCAAAAATTTCAGCAACAAACAAAAAAGGAACTGTCAAAAAAGGAAGTGTAGTAAATATTGTAAAAATGCAAAATAACTTCGGTCTTACAAACGATGGTTATTGGGTGACACTTAATAAATTAAAAGAGATATAGAATGAGGTGATTTGATGGAATTAGATAGCTTGGAATTAAAAGTATCGGCAGAAGCACAGTCAGCAGAAAAAGCACTTGACAGTCTTATAAGCAAATTGCAGAGCTTTTCAAAAACTTTAGGCGGTATAAACACTACTTCCATCAGCAAAAACCTTGAAAACCTTGCTAAAGTCGGTGGCTTGAAAACTGTTACTAAAGAGGTAGAGGACTTAGGAAAAACTGTAGACAATGTCGGTAAGAAGAAAACAAAGACTGAGATTAAAGTCGATGTTAAACAAGGCTTAGAAGCTATTGCAGAGCTACAGAAAAAATATGCAAATGCAGGTAGAGGTGCACAATTCAATGGCACGACTACACAACTTGAAAAACAATATAGTAAACTATCTACCGACCTTGACAAACTCCTTTTGAAAGAAGATGAATTTTTAAATCGAGGTAAAGCAAATATCAAAAGTACTTCTTTTGACGGGTTAGAGTATAAAATACAGGAAACTATAAATAAACTTGATATTTTAAAAGTCAAAATTGCAGAAGCACAGCAGGCTTCACAAAAAGGCTTCGTGAAAGAAGATGCAAGTAATTCAGCAATAATGATACCGCCTGAAAGTGAAATAAAAAAAGCCGTAAACACTTATCAGAAGAATATAGAAAAAATATCCGCAGACACACTACCTAAACATACAGGCTGGGATAGTCAAGCAGAACTCCTTAAAATGCAAAAAGAAGTGAGAGAGGGAACAGCAGGAGCATTAGAGGGATATGACGAAAGAATAAAGAAAGCCACAGCCGACCTTAAAGCGGTCGAAAAAAGTGGCAAGGGCATGGGTACTGAGGAATGGGACAATGCTAGTATTGCTTTACAAAAAGTTGTAGCAGAAGCTAAGTGGTATAAAAATACCTTAAAAGAAGCGGCTGCTGACCTTGATTTGAATGTCAAATCTATTAAGGAACTTGAAGCAGAAGAAAGCAAATTAGTACAAAAATCAAATCAGCTTGCTGGGAAAAAGTTAGTCGGAAGTGCTGATTATAACGAAACCATTTATCAACTTGGACGAGTTAGAGAAGAATTAGATAAGCAGAGAATAAAAATCACAGGTGCGAGCAGTGCTTTAAAAGGATATGACGAAAGAATTTCACAGGCTAAAATCAATCTTGCTAATATACAAACTAGTGGCAAAGGCATGGGGACTTCTGAATGGGACACTGCCAAAATGGCTTTAATCAAGTTAGAAGATGAAGCAAGGCGGTATAAAGCGGCTTTAAATCAAAAAGCATTAGGACTTGATACCGACATAAAATCAACGGACAACCTCGAAACAAAAATAAAGAAATTAAATCTTGCTATAGAGCAAATGAGAAATAGAGGTATTGGCTTCGGTGATACAAATTTTGATAAACTGTATCAGCAACTTAATCAAGCCGAAAAAGAACTTGCAGAGTACAAAGCTAGACTGACAGAAAGTGAAAACTCGACAAAAAGTTTTGGCAGTACATTAAAGAGTGCGGCAACAGGCTTTTCTAATTTTATCAGTAAGATTAAAAATGCTAGTGCGGCAACACTGAATTTCGCTAAGAATTTCCGTAACATGAAATCACCTTTAAAACTTGCACTCGGTCAAATTAGTAAATTAGGAAATTCAGTTGCAACGCTGTATTTCAAGTACATGATGCTGTCGAGGGTTGCCGGGGCACTTGGCAAAGTTCTTGGCATATCAAGTGACTATGTAGAGGAATACAACTATTTTCAAAAGGCAATAGATAAGATTGCACAGGAAAATAAAGGCAATTATAAAAAATACGGCTATGATGATGCTGAAAGTTACGCAAATAGTTTTGAGGACAGGCTTACAACGCTTACAGGTAAAATGACAGGATATAAGATTGGCAAGGATGGAGATTTACTTGACACAGGTACAGCTAGTCTTGGACTTGACATTACACAGATAACAAACTTTGAAGCTCAAATCGCACAAATGACAAACTCTGTCGGAATGATGGGTGAGGCATCTATTGCAACCTCAAAAGCCATGACAATGCTTGCTGGGGATATGTCCTCATTAACAAATATGCCACTCGACACCGTTATGAAAAACTTTTCAAGTGGTCTTTCGGGTGCGGCAATGGCTGTCAAAAAATACGGCATGGACATATCAGTTGCAGCATTACAGGAAACAGCACTTGGGCTAGGTGTTAAGAAAAATGTTTCTGATATGACACAGGCTGAGAAAGAGTATTTGCGTGTTATCACTATGTTACAGCAGTCTAAAGTAGCATGGGGCGACTTAGCAGACACAATAAATCAACCAGCAAACCAGTTTAGAATGTTAAAATCAAACATTAAGCAATGTGGTTTGATGTTATCAAGATTATTTATGCCTGTGATACAAAAAGTATTACCGTGGTTAAATGCAATGGCAATGGCTGTTAAAGACTTAATGAAACATATCGGTGATTTGTTTGGTTTAAAGTTTGATAGCAGTCTTGGTTCAACAGGCAGTGACACATCAGATACTTATGACGATGTATCAGACAGTGCCGACAATGCGGCAGATAGTATAAATGATGCGGCAGATGCACAGAAAAAGTTTAATAAGCAGTTACAGGGATTTGATAAGTTAAATAATCTTACGACAAATGAAACATCTAAGAAAGACAGTGACAAGGATAAAAACGGCACAGAAAATGTTAGCGGCGTATTATCTGATGCTCTTATAAATGCTGTCGAGGATTATGAAAAACGCTGGAATAAAGCGTTTAAAAGCATGACAAGTGATGCTGATAACCTCAAAGAAAAGATTGAAAAATTATTTACAACAGCTTGGGACACAGGTGACGGAACAGAAATCGGTGAAGCACTTGCGACAACCTTAAATAAGGGCATTGACTGGGTGAATGAAAATACAAGCAAATGGGCTAAAGGCTTGAAAAAGATTACCTCAATTATGGGTACTTCTTTAAATGGTTTTGTTGAAAAATTCAAGTGGAAAGGTTTAGGAAAAGCTATCGGCAATTCTATTAAAGCCGCACTTGAAGCTGAAACAAACTTCTTTAAAAAAGTAAACTGGGTAAATCTTGGAAAAGGTTTGTCGAAAACTCTTAATTCAGCTATCAAAACAGGAGTTTTGCAGTCGTACTTTAAATCAATGGCAAGTAAGTTAAGGGCGGCTATTGAGACAGCGTTTGGAGCAATAACAACTTTTGATTTCAAAGGTCTTGGAAAAGCGTTGGGACAAGGAATAAACGATTTCTTTAAGACAATGAATAAGAAAAACAAACAGACCGGTCTTAATGGTTGGCAAGAACTTGGCAAAAGTTTAAGTGATGGCATAAAAGGCATTGCAGATACATTAACTACTGCACTCAAAAAAGTAGAATGGAAAAAAGTAGGTCAAAGCATTGGGGACTTTATATCTGCTATTGATTTTAGTAAGGTTACTTGGAGCTTATTAGGTTTAGCAAAAGCGTTGGTCAGTGCAATAGGAAGTGCTCTGAAAGGTTCGTTTTCAAAAGCACCTATTGAGACAGGTTTATTAGCGGCATTTGCATTGGTAAAATTCACAGGCATAGGAAAGTTTATTGCTGGCGAAGTTTCTAAGAAAATGGCGGCTTTTTTAGCTGAAAAAATGGGTTTTGAAATCGCAAAAGACGCAGGAATAAGCACAGCTATCAAAACAGGGCTTAAAGGACTTATAGCGAAAGCAGGCTTAACAAGTTTAAGTGTTTCGGTAGGCATAGTTGGAATAGCGGCGGCAACGGCAGCATTGGTAGCTTTCTATAACTATGTAGAAAGCAAGGCTGATGAAAAAATAAAGTTAGATATGTCAGAAGCTAATAAGGCATTAGGTGACTTAAATTCATCAGCGAAAGAATGTGAAAAAGCTGTCAACAAAACTAAAGACGCATTAAAAAAAGTTGAAGAAAGAGACGAAAACGCAGAAGCCAAAGGCAAAGAAGTTGAAAATTTAGCAAGTGCTTATTATAAACTTTCAAAAAAGGTCAACAAGACAAAAGCTGAAAAGGCAATTTTAAAGAAAATGTCAAAAGAACTTTCAAAAGAACTACCGGGCTTAAAAAAGAATGTGGATAAAGAGACAGGAGCATACAAGGGTAGTTGGAAACAGCTTAAAAAACTTGTTGAGAAAACAAAAGAATATTACAAAGCGAAAGCGGCGCAAAAAGACCTTGCAGATATAGGTAACAAACTTTATGAGAATGAAAAAAAGATAACAGAAGCAACAAAAAAGAGTAAGCAAGCGGGAGCGGTCTTAAAGAACGAGAGAATAAATCTTGCAAATCAGACAAAAAGATTGAATGAGCTTGAGGAAAAAAATTCAAAGCGTATAAGTGATTCAGTTGTAATGACCAACTCTGAATATAAGGAAATGTGGAAATTGCGTGCAGAAGTACCAAAACTTGCTCAGGCATTACAAAAACAAGAAACAGTTTATAAAAACCACAAAAAGGGACTTGGGGCACTTAAAGACACACAACAAGAACTCAATGAAAAGTATAATACAGCTTCTGACTATGTAGAGAAATATACAAAAAAGGTAGACAGTAATACTACTAGCACCAACAAACAAAAAGACGCTATAAAAGGTGTTGGGGAAGAAACCGATAAATTGTCAGGCAAAAAAGCTACTGTATCTATAAATTCCAAAGGAGTTGAAAAGACTAAAAAAGATATTGACGGTATAACGAGTAAAAAAGTTAAAGTTACCGCAAATGCCAAAAAAGGTAAAAATTTTGATAAAACAAAAAAGGATTATGACGATTTTAAAACTAAAAATGCAAATATAAAGCTAAATGTAAAAAATGGAGACAAGTTAAAGGAAGTTGTGAAAAATCCGTTGCTAACCGATATAGGCAAGAAAAGTACAATAAAAAGGAATGTAGAGATTACTTTTAAGATGAAAAACAATTTCACTGACAATCTCTCTGATTTTTTAAATAAAATTTCGACTGGAAGCAAACCTAAAAAGAAAGCAAAAGGCGGTATTTTTGAAAATGGTTCGTGGCACAACATAGCAAAATATGCAAATGGCGGTATGCCGAATATGGGGCAGTTATTTGTAGCAAGAGAAAAAGGTCCTGAGCTTGTAAGTACATTAAAAGGTCATACTGCGGTTATGAACAACGACCAAATAGTTGCGTCAGTATCGCAAGGTGTGTCAGACGCAGTATATAATGTTATGACACCTGTTTTGACAAGTCTTGTATCAAGTATAAACCGTATGAACAGTAGCGGCACACCTCTTTATGTCGAGGGTGTTTCTGAGGGTGATATAGTCAAGATAACACAAAATGCCAACAGTAATTACAAAAAGCGTTACGGCAAACCTCTTTTCACTTAGAAATATTGCTATATTGTGCTAAATGTGGTATGATATAGCAAATATTGAAAAGGAGTGTGAACGGATATGAGAAAAAGTTTTTTTACAAAGATTGTAGCATTTTTAGGGATAGCAACTCTTGTTATCTCCAGTACCTATACTACATCTTATGCAATATGTAATCACAGATGGGTTTTAGATTCTAGTTTTAGTGAAAAACCCACATGTTCTGAGGCGGGTTATAATTGGTATGACTGCTCTATTTGTGGGGATTCTAAGAAAGTGACTGTTCCAGCGACAAGAATACATAAATGGACGGAGTGGAAAGCTGATGGCTATTTATGTGAGGATGGAAAGTGGGAAAGATATTGCACTGAATGTTACAAAGAAGAAACAAAAGCAAGACAAGGTGACGGCTCACATTTATGGTCTAATTGGGAAGTGTGGACAGAAGCTGACTGTTTAAACAAAGGACAGGAAAGCAGATATTGTTATAATTGCTCTCAAAGAGAATACAAGGATATTCCAGTTGATGACACAAAGCATGATTGGAGTAGTTGGAGTACATTGTGGGATGAAAGTGTAGAACCTACAATTTTTAAAAGTGGAAAACAGACAAGACATTGTTATACTTGTTCAAAAGTAGAAATAAAGAAAATACCTAAATTAAAGGCAACAGTTTCAATATCATGCAAGAGCAAAACTTTAAAAGTAGGTGAAAAGCTGAAATTAAAAATAAAGAAAAGAACTTATCCTGATGTATTGAAAAGTTGGACTACTGACAACAAAAAAGTTGCTAAAGTCAATAAAAAAGGAAAAGTTTTGGCTGTTAAAAAAGGGAAAGCTACGATAACTTTAAAAATGAAAAGTGGTTGCACAGCAACTTGCAAGGTAAAAGTTAAATAAAAAGTAGGTGTTAAAAAAATGAATAATGGTAAGAAAAAACATAATATATTGTGGACGATAGTCGGCATTGTAATAGCACTTTATGTATTGTCGGTAATCGGGAATGATAACTCAGATGATGATATGAAGCAAATAGAACAAAGTTATACTTTACAAGAAATGAAGAATAAAAGTGTATCGTTTCCGTACAAAAAGGTTGCAAGAGAGCCTAAAAAATATGATGGACAATGCTTTAAGGTTAATCTTTACATTAGTGATGTAATAAACGACAGCGTAAAAACAGGATGTGACAAGTATTATAAAGCATATGTGTATAACAAGAAAGAAAAACAGGAAGATTATGATAAATT